TATAACTCCTTAATTGAAAAGATCATTGAATGCTGAAGCAACATCGTCAACTTTACCTGCTACTGGCTTTGATGCCTTTGCTGGTGCTGGTTCTGCTTTTACTTCTTCTTCATCTGCAGCTACATCAGAATCAGCATTTTCTGGATTCATCCATTCTTGCAATGCATATTCCAATTCTTCATAAGTTGGCTCAGGAAATAAATCAGTAATTTCTGGTTGATTCATGATTTTTTCAGCAATTGCTTTGTCTTCAGTTGCTGGTTGTGTATTTGGCTTAACACGAATCGTAGTCTTAGGATATGCTCCTCCTTCTGCGGGAACAAATTCTACATCAATATCACGACCATTCATCAAATCCGTAATATCACCATAATCAGGATCAGAAATAATTGAAAGAAGTTCTGTGTAAATTGTTTTTCCAAAACCCCAGAATTTAACTCCTTCTGCTTCTTTACCACGAATAATAACCGGAACATAAGTTCTCATTTTAGGTTCGATTTTACGACCCATGATCCATTCATCTTTATCGCCAGTCTTTTTTAGTTTGTCTGAAAACTCTACGATTGGATCAGCATTTCCAAATGTAATTGGTGACAACATGGATTTTTTACCAATGTCGTAATGAAAATACAATTCTAGAAATGGATTGTCTTTGCGATGTACATACGGTACAATGCGGATACGTGTCTTACCTGCTTCAGGTTTCCACAAATTTTGTTTTTTGTCATCAGCTTTGTTCAACTGATTCAGCTTTGCTTTAATAGCATCTAAATTTAAAGCCATTAGTTAACTCCTTTTAATTGGTTAATAAAATATAAAATATTAATTACAATATAAGTAATTAAATCGTTAAATCAAAATAATTAGTTAAGTTTTTTTTAAAATAAAAAGTCGTATATTGTTTCGACAGTTATACCATATTTCTGTGCAATAGCTTCATCTTGAATGTCTACACTTTTCAAATCACCATCTTCTTCAAATACAGCTGTAAAATTAATTTTATCCGAGCCGGCTTTCAATTCACAATCAAATTCAATATCTGATACTAAACGAGTTTGATCATATGCTCCGGTTGGGTCGTTTTGACTTTCAATATCTTGTTTGATATCATCAATGATATCTTGGAATGTATTTTTATCGGCTAATTGAGAACCTTGAAATGTCATGCTAACGATACCAGATATATTAGTATCATAATCAGCTCTGTTTATCATGATCTTTAAATTTTTAGGATCTACCATTAAGTTACCAGTACGTGGATCTCGATTAGCTCCGCTGTCAAATCCTAATTTATTTTCTAGATCACTTAAATCAGCTTCGTTAAGATTCTTAGTTTTGAATCTACGCATATTTTCTGCTAAGATATTTTTTTTCATCATAATAGTATTTTTAATTATCTAGCTTGATTCAAGATTCACTGTACAGCGAATCCTGATTAGACATATCTTGTTCAATATGATCAGCAAGTTTTTGTATGGTTTGTATAATTTGTTTGAATTCTTTTAAATAAAAATTTTTATTGTATTCATCCGTAAAATCATCAATAACATCTGCCGGAGTATTTGGTATACAAGTTTCTAAAGCATTTAAAATATGATCGTATATTTCAATCTCTTTTTGATTTAATGGACCAGTTGCATTGGCTACATATGTATCAAGCTCATTGATGTTTTTAGTACCAAATCGATGCATATTTTCAGCTAATAAATCTTTTAATTTTTTCATCATGTTCCTTATATAATATAAATATCAACTCCAAGTAACTTTCTTAAAGAACATTAAATTGATAATTCGATATCCAGCATCATCCGTAAGTATGAATGAATTTTGATATCTAGACCAATCCAATTGATATGTTTTATCTAAAACTCCATTATTTACTGCACGTATCACTTCATTAAGAGCATTAACTGTATACAATGTATTGGTTTCTTTTTTGCGATGTATACTTATTGTGTTTTGCCCTCTGCGGCCGGAATCAAATGCATTGTAAGTGCAATATAAATTATCAGTTACGTCGGCATTAGAAAACACAAATATTCGGTGTTCTGGAATTTCGTAATTTGTTTGTATGTATTCGGTGATTATATTTAAATCGCCTCGATGTGCAAATGTGCAAAGTAATTGTGTTTTCAAATCATGTCCTTAAGATTGAAGTTGTATAAATTCATATTTAGGATATGCAGATTTTAATCCAAATACCCACATTCCTTGAGATAATCCTATAATTGACCATTCTGATGCTATAGTTACAATTGGAATTCCAGGATTATTTACATCATATGCAATAAGTCCTAAAATTTCTTCAAAGAATTTATTTTTTGTTGTATTTAATAATTTAATCATAATGTTTGGATCTAGTACTAAATCATTATGTTTTAATTTATTAAACCAAATTGCAGCATTATTAGTTTCATTACTAATTTGTTGACCTATTTTAATAGAAACTTCAGTTTCATCGCCAGAACCTCGTTGTATTTTATCAAAATCATCAGATGTTATCCAATATGATATTGTTTGATTTCCAGTTTTTATTGTTAAACGAGTATCTCGTATATCAGTATCTAAATCAGATTTCCATAAAATTTCATGCAGTAGTTGCCACCCTTTATATAGTTGTGACCATCCGCTTTTATAACTTAATTCATTGCTAGAAACGTTATCCATTAATGGAACAAATATTTTTTCTAATACTTGAATCAAATCATTTAGTTGTTTCCATGAATGTGGATCTACTAAATCTTTTAATTCTTCAAATGAATCTCCCATTGCAGTTAATGGTTTTATAATATCATTGAAAAAATTTGTGGTATATGTTAATAAATCACCATCAATTGGCATTCCTGCTTTTGCTGGTCGAAAAGTTTTTCCTTCGGGAGCTTTACCCATTTCACCTGATTTAGTTAATCTAGGTAGCTTACCAATTTCTTTAACTTCCCATTCTCCGCCAGGCATAATAATATCATGAGATGCCGTTCCACCAGGTTGTGAATCTTTTACTGCTAATAATATTTGTATTTCACCTTTACCCATTCCAGCAGCAGATTTGCCGGTAGGTAATATATCATAAAATTTAGTAAATGCTTTATAACCGGTAGACATAAATGAATCAATAGTATGCTGACGATAATTTTTATCAAATTCTATTTTTTCTTCCGGGGACAAATCTTCGTAGCGATCTAATATTTGTTGTGTTAAATCATCAGATAAATTTAATTGAGAAAATTCTACTTGCTCTGTTATTATACCTTGAGCTTTATTAACTACGACTCTTGCTTCTAATGGCGTTAAATCAGTCATTTCCAAAATAACATGATATAACATTTCATAATCTTTAGGTCTAGTAGGATAACCTTTCGGTAATCTGTAACTCCATTCTACTAGTATTGAATCTATGGTCATAAAGATATAGTTTTCATTTTATCATAAATATTGCCCACTTTTACTTTTACCGGAAAATCTCCATCTTCTAACAGCTGTTTTATCTCCGGCAATATTCGTGTGGCTTCCGAATATTCTACATCAATTAATATTGAGTCATATGTATATAAAATTATGCAACTTGCAAAGTCTTGTAAATATGTTTGCAATCGTTTTAATTTTTGCACTGATACTTCTGTCTCAACGGCTTGTAAATAGTAATTAAACAATTTATTTGCTGTCATGTTTTGCACAACATCTTTGCATATTTTTCTACGTGTTATTGGTGTTTCAATGCAACCCGAAGCCTTCCATTTAGCCCATAGTTTATATACATAATCATTTACTTCTCGAAAGAATGGAATAGTTAAAAATTCTGAATCTATTCCTCCATACAGCAAACGAAATGTTATGGATTTGCTTTCATTGCGTTGTTCATCAGTTAATTCTGATGCACCGAAATAATATTGTCCTAAATAATCATGTATAGATGTTGTTGGTAACTTGTATCCAATTATCCGTGCAATCAATCTAACGTGATATGAATCAAAATCCATTTCAACAAGTGCGCCGTTAGGAAATCTACTACAAAATGCAGATCTAGTACCATCTTCTTTGTTCATGGCCGCAAAATTAAAACCTCTGTATGCGTTACTAGGTCGACCCGTTACGGTATGATAATTGTATTGTGAATACACAAATCCATCTGTTATTAGATCAGGCATTCTAAAATCTTCTGTAACTTGTAATCCGTTGCTTTCTATTGCAGCAAATACGTCTGGATATGTTGCATTGAATCTTTGATATGAATCTGATAGTTCTGCATTCATACACATAGGCCAGGCATAATGACGAATTTTTTGACACATTGCTAAATGTTGTTGCAAAGGAACTATGCTATTAACGTGTGGCAATGCAGAATGCCGCCGCCAATAAAATGTATGTGCTGCAGTAGGATAATGAGATTCATCATAAGCTTCTCCGTAAGTATACCACCACAATGTTTTAATATCCCATACAGCCCCATTTCCTCCGATTTGAAGCCAGGTCTTTTTGTCATGAACAAAGATATTCTCCAATTGCAAAAACCGGGACAAATGTTCTGGAAAGCCCCTTAGTTGTTCAGTATGACGAAATGGAACTAGACGCTCTACATCATCTTCTGTATATACATACAATGCAATAACTGTATTTGTTACGGGGTGCAGTATCGGACTGGCCAGTACCGGAACAATCAGCGTACGCTTATCAGCAATACATTGTAGCAATGCATCGATTTCTTCTGCGTGATCCAGTATCATACTTTAAATATATGAAAAAAATTTCATATAAACAAGTTTATGCATTAATATCTGCTGGTGTTTTAAAATCAGTATCAGTATAATATTGCAATGGATTTGTTAGTACGGCACCAATTCCTGGCATCTGTTGTTCTGCAAAACGAATTTGTGCTAAATTTTGTGATTGAACTCCAGGTACATTAATTCCGCGTGATGATTTTGTATCATCAATGTTTCCTGCAATGCTCCATTTGATTTCAATTGCTTGATATACATTAGGATCTATAACTTGAGATTTCCAAGCATCATATTGCAATTTATTTACTTCTATGATTAATTGTTCATTAACTTTTTTAATAAAATATCTAGTTATAAATCCAGCAGATCTATCTTGCACTGTTACGGTTGGTGGTATTACTTGCGGAGTTATGTATTTAGTTTTTAATCTAGTTTTAAGTTTGATATATGTTGTATCTCGAGTATCTTCAACATATGGTACTAATTTTTTAGATGTTTTTGCATTCCACGTAGCACCAGTATATACTTCTTTAGTTATATATTTATGATACGCTCCGCGATATTCTGTTCCATCTTCAGTTTGCCACTCCTTACCATTTGTATGTAAATTGGTAGTAATTTCATCTGGCATATAATACGACTTGATTCTCATACTTATTCTATACTAGGCCTCATTATACATCTAACATTAGTTGTCCAATCCCCATCTGTAGTAACATTATGTGTAATACTAATTATACTAAACACCGTATGTACACGATATCGCAACGGTAATCCATCAAATGTTAAAACATCTCCATAACGCAATCCATTTATACCATCAATAGTAAATTCAACTTCAAATGGAAATAATGGAGCTGTAATTTGTTGTGATTTTGTTATATCATCAGTTGGAAATTTTATATAACTTTTTAAAGCTCGATTTAATGCACCAATAAATTCTGGTTCATTTGGTGATAAACTTAAGTTTTTTCTAGTCTCACTCAATGTTTTTAATACATTTTCATGATTATTTTTATATTTTGATATAGCTTTATTTATAGCAACTTCATCTTTAGAATTATACATAAAATTCATATATGGAGCAATCTGTTCTTCAGTAACTTCATTTCCACTGTTTAATACATAAGATAAATTTTTAACTGATTCTGGTAATCGTGCTTTAAATTGAAATTCTCGAACTACGGTACCATTAGGATGATTTGCTAGCATTGGTACCGAATATGGTTCTACACGCGTAACTTGACCTGTTTTTGAAGTTTTAATATATTTAGTATCAGAAAAATACATTTTATTTAAAAAATCTGGATCTGTTCTTAATTTTAGATCTATAGAGTCTCCAGATGCATATGCAATTCTTGCAGAAATTGTTGCTAAGAAATTTTTTAATGTAAAGTTTCTAGTATTTGTTGCAGATAAATCATTTAATACTTTTTGTATGAATTCTATATTAATAAAAATTCTAGATGGATAAATAACAGGATCCGTATTATTTGTTGTTTGAGAGTGCACTCCTGGCCATGTAGATCCATCGACAGTTTTAATATCTCCATAATATGCTAAATCACCATAATGATTCATTCCATTTTCTTGATTCGGATCTGCTGGCAAAAATAAAATTTCATTAGGAATGCATGATGTTAAATTAGGCAAATAATTACTAAATGCAGTTAAATCATCACATAATATTCTAGGAAACTCAACCGATCCAGAAACTTTAGAAGTAATAAATTGATTCGTAAATGAAATTAATGAACCTAATGTTATATATCTATGATAAAATGATACATTAGTTTCTGATTGATCATTTTCTGAAATACGAGTTGCTAATTGCAATGATTGTGTTACTGCAGCTGATCCTGTTAATGATGATCTAGATGTTTTTTCTTGTTCTAAAAAATTTTTGATTGCTGCATCATTTAAATCTGGTCTATATGGTTGGCCGTATAATATAAAATGATCGGTTACTGCTTGTTCGCCGGCTAAATTTTCAAAACGTATAATTCCTGAACCTGCATTATCTGGATTAAACTTTGATATAGATGATTTTATTATACTTTCTAAATCATTGAAAAATTCACTCTTTGGTGGTAAATCATCTTTTGTGTTAGATTGTTCTTGCAGTTTTTCTGTATTGTAATTAGGATTAATGCCAATATCTGTTTGTTGTTTTTTAACATCGGTTTGTTTTGTTGCAGGAGGCATAAACATTGATATATCTGTAAATACATTGCTAGTACCTGTTAAACTTATAGTAGCATCAATAGTTCCGGCGTCTGTATATGAAAAATCGAATGATGTTATTAAACCTTCAAAACGAAATTTATTCATTCGTCGTATTTCTTGCTTTAAATCATCTAAATCCCATCCAGTATCTTTATAACGTTCTTGTAATGCTTTTTCATTAGGTAGTGATCCACTTGTTAATAAACCGTTTGTAGTTGTTTCTTGATTTATGTTATAATCATTTGCAGTAATAATAGCAGATCTTGGATGTTCTATTTCTATACTAACAAATCTACCAGGACGAAACCAAGTATCTTCAACATCTTCTAGATCTCGAAATACATTTGGTATAGATAAAGCAACAGTTGCTTTGTTTAGTAATCCCATTGAATGATCACCGATTGAAACATCTACTTGCGTAATATATGGTCCTGTTCTTCTAGAATCATCTATAAATTTTGTTGATTTTGGAGCTACTTTATTTTCTTTTGAATCGAATATAAATGATGTTTTTGTATATTCCGATGGAGTTAAAAATCCATCAATAAACCCAGATCCAGAAGCAGAACCATTAGGTAAAAATCTTCCTTGACGAGTTGTAGTTCCACCTAAAACAGAAAATGGTTCTTTTTTTGGAGTTTTACTAGAATTTCCAGTATATGCCGTAATTGTAACATTGGCTATCTTACCCAACATGAAATCTAATGCTGCATTACTACGATCGCCTTTACCCGCTTTACCTCGAGCATTTAATTCTTTTTGTAAATTTGCATCAACGTTTGAATAAAATATATTACTCATCTTCTAGAATTTATATTATTTAAAAAATTATCTATATCATTTATAGTTGGAATTTGTAGTCTAGTATTTGGAGGTATTACTATTGTTCCTTTGCCAATACCATTTGCTTCAGCAATAATTGGCCAGGCTGTTGGATCTCCATAAAAACGTTGTGCTAATTTATCTAAACGTTCTGTACTAGTAGTTCTAATTAAAATAAAAGAACCATTATTTACGGGAGGTAATATCGTTGTTTCTAATCGACGTTTTCCAGAGTCCGTTTTAATGATTTTAGTTGTTGAATATCGATTCATGATGTTACCTTTACTGTTCCTTTATCTCTATCTCGTTTGATCCAACTTTCATTCAATGAACCGGTTGCTGCAGAATTTCCTTTAAAATCGCTTAACCAGTTATCATCTCCCGTTTTGCTTTCACCTGTATTAGGATCAAATCTTTTTGCCAATGTATAGAATTTACCATTATTTTGCGGAACTTCATTTCCAATGATATTAAATCCACATTTAACTTCAACACGATGTGGGACTTGCATGTTAGTAACATCGGCTTCAATATTAGTTTCCCATGTAGAATCTTGATCATGCAATGTATAAGTTAAATCAGTTAATACTACTGGTGTTTGTCGAAATAAATCTCCAATTGTTATTCGCATCCATGGGCCGGCCATTGTTATATCAGAATTATAAATTGGAGCTGTATATCCTGCGAGTGCATTTAATTTTCTCCATATAGGTTGCAGTTCATCTCGATCTGTTGCATACACAGTAAAATCTAAACTTAAAGATCGTTCAAAACCTTTGTATTGATAATTAGGGTCAGCTCGACCAATCATGTTTTGTGCAGCCCATTGTGCATTAAATTGATCACTTAAACTAGAAATCGTAGCTCTGAATACAATAATATCATCAGTTGTATTTCGATCAATATCTAGCTCACTTGTAGTTTCTCGAACATCTGGTTGATATAATCCAGGACGAAGTTTTGGTCCAGTAAAATAAAATTTAATAAAATCTTGTGTAAGTCCTAATGGTCCAGGAATTGAATGCCAACGATATGCATTCTCCTCAGTTCTTTGACCAAAATCTATAACATTAACACGATCTCCTCGAAACGGAATTCCTAGATCCGGGAAGCGTTTTGTCTTTTCCCATATTTTTAGATCTTTGTTCCAACGTTTTGATACATGACTTTTCAAAGTAAAATCATTTCGTATAGCAGTTGTAGCATCATGACTACCCCAACCATATCCAGTAGTACTAGCACCATCTAAATTAAATACAGCATACGCACCGCCTAACGGATTTGCACTAGCAGCTGCAAACAATCCGGTACGTGCATTTCCAGTTCTAGTAAATGCAGCAGCGCCATCTAATCTTAACAACGTTGCTGCTCCCGGATTTTCAATAACTCTGCGATTTCTAAAATCGGCATATTTTACTCCAGGAATAGGTTTAGTTTGATTGGCAGTTAATGTTGCGTATGTTGATGTCTGCGGTCCTATAAATGAATTTACTGCTTGTGAAAGTTGTGGTATTCCTACTAAACTAGCAACAGCACTGCCGGCTAAACTCAATGCACTTGCACCTATAGAACTTAAAGTAATATTTGATGCTTCTGGGGTCATTGCAGTCCATACTTTTCCGTTAGAACTATTTCTAATGAATGAAGATTTAAAAAATTCACTATTCCCATCATATACCGGCATTGCTCTGTCTGCAATTCTCGGTAAATCTTTAACGGTATTATATGGATTTCCAGTATAATATCCAGAAAATGCTGTATATGTAGAAATAAATTGTGGATTATTTCTAGTAGGATTGACGTATGTTCTAGGTGGACCTATAGGCGGATATGGAGCTTTGAATTGTGCGGTGTTTGCAGTAGGATTTGTATATATTACATCCGGTAATATATTAAATGGAGCCGTAAATTGTGATTGATTTCCTAATGTTGGATTACTCATATTTTACTCCATTATCCGTAATAAGGTGCATTCATTCCGCCACCAAATAAACGATCGTTTTGTTTTAATTGTGCTGTTTGATTGTTAATTGCAGCAACTATCATGTTTGCAAATGTTTGCATGTTTGTATTATTACCTCCAGTACCACCTAAGTTTGTGCCAGCAATAACCATATCATCATCACGTAAATTAATTTGATCAGGGCCCATTAAAATTGCTTTTGAAGACCCTGGTGGTATTACTACATCGCTACCATCTAATTGATTAACTTGGTCTGATCCTGGGAGTCCTTTTCCGGTTCCGCCTTTTATTCCTGTTTTTGCATCAGATCCTGCTTTTAATACATTTTTTATTGTTTGCGCGGTGCCTACAGCATTAATCATTTCATCGGATATGCCTAAGTTTTTTAATAATTCTTTAGCGCCGCCTGTAATACCAGATTTAGTTGCAGAAATTATTTGTTGTTGATTTCCTAATACTGTAGCAAATAATGTTTCTTGTTCAACATCTAAAATTTGTTTTAATAAATCTTCTGTTGAACGAGTATCAGTTGCATTTTTAAGTGATTCAAAATCTGCTGGACTTAAAGCTCCAGCTTCTACTGCTGCAGCAGCTTGTTCTAATGCATTTGATCCATTTAAATCTATAGTAATACCAGAAGCTGCAGCTTTATCTAATATTTTTTTCTTCTGTAGGGCAGATGATAATGATTTTTCATCCATTCCTAATAATTCAGCCATCTGTTTACGAGCAAACAAATTGTTTTCTAAAGTTTCACCTTCCTGTTCTAAGATTTTATTCATTGCATCTGCTTGTGCATTCATATCACCACGCAATGCTGCCTCTCGGAACGTGTTAGTTAAACTCTTACCAGAACTATCAACTAATCGACGACCACTTAGTAATTGATATTCTAATTCTTGTCCGATGCTAGTTTCAATCTGTAACATGTCACTAGATGCTTTAGCAATTTGTTCAATTGAAAGTCCGAATTTTTTTGCTTTAATTACAGCTGTTTCTAAATTTCCAGGAACCTTTCCATATTGTAATTGTATGTCTTCAGATAATCCAGCTATTTCGGTAGTTATCATTGAAAAATAACCTAAATCTCCCGATTCATCACCAAATGCTTTTGCTACAGCTTGTGCTACTCGTAATGATGCATCAGCACTTTCATTTTGTGAAGCTGCATATTGTGTATATGAATTTGCTTGTTCTTCAGATAATCCTAAATTAGTTCTTGTTATATCTTGAACTTTTTGTAAACTTGCATAAAATTCAGTATTAGTATTAGCTGTTTGATTAAACGTTGGTAGCATTTTTTTAATACCAACGGCATACTGCATACTTTGTTGACTAGTAAATTTATAAGTAGATGCTACTTTTTGTAAATTTTCTGATAGTTTTGCTGCAGCTGCAGTTGTTATACCAAAACCTTTATTTAATTGTTTATTTCGATTTTCTAATGCTAATGCATCTTTTGTAGCCTCTGTATATGCATCGCCTAATGAACTTACACGTTTTGCAATTGTTTGTATACCAAGTGAGGTTGCAAATCCTTTATTCAATTTATCAAAAGCAGAACCAAAATTATCAACAGCTGTTGTTAAAGTTTTAATTAAATCTAAAAAAGCTTTGCCACTGTCAGTTACTGTATTCCAATCGATATTTAACGGATTATTATATGGATTATCATTATTTGGAGTGTCTGCCATACCATGCCGAGCTTGTTGTTTTAAACGCAGAATTAAATCATATTGTGAGTTCTTTATCATTTATTATAAATATTAACGCCTGTTACTTTTGCGTTTTGCATTTTGTTGAGCTTGTAGAACAGATTCTGCATATTCTTCTCGTTCTTTTAAGATTTTATTTATGCGACGAGTCCAGTGCGTACGAATATGTACGGGCATATAATATATATCATTCCAATGCCATCGACCTTCACCGTGCCATAATAAATTAAAAAGATTGTCGTGCATGGCTACACGATCTTTTGGATTAAAACCAAAAAAGTTGTGGTCCGATCGGAAACCCGGTAGTGAAGGTGCTCCCATCTTCACCTTCAATTTCAACTGTTAAATCTAAACCAGGTGTGTTATCCGAAACATATTTTCGAAAACGTTTTGAATCTAATGATAAAAATTCATAACGAATAAAATTTTCAATAACAGATTTATCACGAGAATCATTTACTTGTGTTATAATGTTTTTTAAATATCCAGATATAGTATCTTCTACAGAATCTTTTGTTGGATAATGAAACCATATAGTGTGAGTATCTGTTTTAAATGAAAATTCTCCTGCTTCATTTGGTTGCAAAGAAAATGTCCTTGGTTTTAAAGTTTTTAAATCTACAGTTCTAGTAATATCATTGTTTGTTTTTGGATCTGTTACGACTACTTCATAATCTGAGCCATATGCTAATATTCTAGCATTGATAATTAATCCTAATTTGTCTACAATAGATATTTCTGATACATTTACTGGAGGTAATATTACAGATTCTAACAATTTATCAAATACTACGCCGTTTTGTATGTAAGATGCATTAGTTAAAATATCTTCATCATATGCAGTCATGTAACGCATTTCTACGGTGCCAGAACTTAAAATGGATGATTGCGGATATATTTTTCCTCCGCTTGATAATGGAACAATAACCGAAGGCAATTTGCTTTTTTGTTCGGTTTCGTATTGTTTTCGTGCTAAATTAATAATGTTTTGATTGTCAACTCGATCTGTCAATTTACTCATTTGAATCCTTTATATAACCTTTATTATAAATATCATGAACATAAAAAATGGGAGTCATAAACTCCCATTCTAGTTACTAGTATTTTGATTAGAAATTTAAGAATGCCCAATCGTAACGAAGAGTCATTGAAATTTCAACAGGGTCTTCAGCTGACCAATCTACATCTCCAAATTTAGCAGATTGAATATACGCACCATTCAAGATCCACTCTTCAATAATTTCACCCAATGGAGAAAGTTGACGTAAACGAATTTCTTTTTTATAAAATGAAGAATAGCCATCTCTACCGGTTGCAGATTCATGATGCAAACGTACCCATTCCATTACTGCTTGTGCAGCCGATGGGACAATTGGATCATACAACGTAATATCTAAAGCATTCCATTTAGATTTTCCTTTAACGTAACGCTGAACGTTGATATGATCTAAAGTTACTTCCCCATTATCTATTTCTGGTTTTGCAGAAGTTTTAATTAGATATGCAGGTATTCCCTGAATCACCATAATAAACTGATGTTTTTTCTTGGGTTCCCATGAATACGCTTTATTAAAGAAATCAACTTCAGCTCCAAAGTCAGCTAGAGCCGGATTCACTTGATCTATTAATGCCATTTTATTCCTTTGTTATTTTCTTATAAATATCAAGCAAAGTAAAAAAGGTAGAACCAAAGTCCTACCTTTCTTGTAAATCATTTTGATTTCTATTCTGGAAATGCTGCTCCCGTTGGTTGAATATTGAAATCTAGGATAATAAATTCTGCCGTACGAGTTGGCTGAAGGAATATTTGTCCGTAAAGAATGTTTTGATCAATAATATCTGGTGTATTATTTGTTGCATCCATTACTACTCGAAACGCATATAAACCTTGCTGTGCACGTACTGATTCTAAATATGGATTAGCAATCTGAGCAAATCTATCACGAGTCTGTGTTGTATTTTGATCAAATACTAAATAACGAGTTGATGATGCAATAAACTTCTTAACCGCAATCAACAAACGACGCACATTTACTCGGTCTAATGCACTTGGTCGAGCCTGTAAGGTCTTTTGACCCCAAATCACTACTCCATCGTTAGGGAAGTTCGCAATAGGATTAATGCGAGCTTCATACAATGTATTTCGATCTGCTTGTGATAAATTTTGATATGTATCAGATACTGTAGTCAATCCCCCTCTGTTCAAACCAGCTGGTGCATACCATGGAGCTGAAACTGCATCATTAAATGCTAATGCCCCTGGAACAACAACACTTGGTGGAACCCAAAGTGGAACATTGTTTGCAGGATTTGTAATTCTTACCCATGGCCAATATGTTGCCGTATAATTGTTATCCAAAGTAGTGATATCATTAACAACCGTAGAAATTGAATCTGTCAATGCATTAGAATCCATTACATAGAATGCATCTTGACGATTAGTTACTAAATTTCTTGCAAGAGTTGTTACTGCACTATGTTTGCTTTGCAATATACCTGGAGTTATAAGCATATTGAAATCATAATAATCTGTATTAGATAACAATGTAAATGCTTTATTATATGCTTTAGTACCAGTTGCAGTAGCCGTACTACAATCAAATCCAAATACATTAGTATTTGCTATATTGGTTCCTGAATATTTTGGTAAGTTTGGACGAGATCCATCAAAACCACCTTGGAATGGAACAATGAATTTTCTTGTAGTGGTAGCTACATTGCTAGTAAAATAGTTAGTACCAGTTGTTAAAGCAGTTTCTATAGATCCGGTATACGGTGCAGTTAATGAAGGGAATGCTGCCTGTGTATCTTGACTAACATTTCCTAGATAGAAATCTGCATTGCTACCCGTTGTAGAACCTGATGATGGTGTTGGTGCTAAATAATTTAAATTAGTAGTATTTGTAAAATCAAATCCAAAATAGTTATTTGCATTGTATATGTTAGATACTACTTGAGAAGTATTATATGCTGCAGCAGTTAAATTCAATGAACCAGAAACTAATGGAATTGGTGAACTAGGTGCACGGAATCCAAATGGAATCAATGTTTTTTCATTAGTTTTATTTGCAACACCATCTGTTACTTCTACACGAATGTATTTTGAAAGATTTGGATAATCGCCATTAACAACAATATTTCCAGCATCAGTTACAGTTTGATAACGATTACCAATTCTACGTGCAATATAATTAGGAGAATCTGGATCTAAGTTACAATTTAAATATGTCTCAACAATATCAGGTGTTTGATCTGTATCTTGTGATGCATATGGTGAATTTGGAATATTTGCAGTATTAACTCGTCGTACTTCTACTGTAAATGTACCATATCCATTTGGATCTGCAACTTCTGATGCAGTTCTTACATCTCGAATACCAACTTTAACTTCATGACTCACAGAAGTACCATGTGATAATGTATGAAACTTAAATAAATTTTTAGTAACCGTACCAATTTTTTGTGAAGTAATCCACGGGGTTGCTGCAGTTGAATAATCAGTTAAGAAATAATAGTTATTCAATATTCCTAATTCAATAGTAACATCTCCTAAATTATTAAAGAGACTTGTAGCGCTAGAATTTTCATATTGAACATACACAGGATAATCTAAAGATTTTGGAGAATTACCAAATATTTTAGTTACGTAGTTATTTTTAGTGGAATCAATTGATGCTGATATGCTAGAACCATTTCCAGATAAAAATGCACTGAATCCAGGTACCGTAGTAGTTCCGAATGATCCTGACAACGTTAATACAAAACTTCCAGAAGGACCATTTGTTATTGCGGATTGTTCAAATACATTGGTAGTTGAATCTACATATGATACTGGTTGAGTTGGATGAAGTACGTGCGTTACTGCTTGTACTGATCCTGATTTTGCAATAACGGCCAATCCGCCGTTTCTTAATCCATATCCATCTTCATATAAAAGACGTGTTACGGTAATTACATTTCCATTTCTCAAATATTCTTCAACTGTAAATGGTACATATGAATCTGAGGTATATGAACCAAATATTTGTTGAAATTCAGAGAAAGATGAAACTTTTGTTGGTATTAGTGCCGGTCCTTTTACAGTTGGACCTACAATTGCAGCACCAATTTGACCGATAGCTTGTGGTAAAAATGATTGATCTACTTCTCTCGTAAATACCCCGGCTGATACAATTCTTTCTGCCATTAAATTACTCCTTTGATTTGTTTAGTATAAATATATAAAACGATGTGCTGACCTACACACTAGGAGTAAATGTTCCAGAAGATATATCAATTTGTCCGTCGCCGTATCGTTCTTTAAGTGTTTCAATTAATTGAGACTCTTCTTCTCGAAGTCGATCAAATTGCGACATCAATTCATCATAACGTGCTTCTATTTGTTCGCGTTGGCGTTCAATAAGTTTCAATTCAATTGATACATTACCTAACCATCCGGCGTTTTCTGCAAAGCGTGTTCGCAGATCTTGTATTGCATCTAAGTGTTCTTTGTCTAGTTTTCTTGTCATACGTAACCTTTTCTTGATATAATAAGAAATGTTTTGTTAAGAACCAAATATTACCAACATACAATTAATACTAATCCATCACCACCATTTCCACCTCTACCACCAGTAGTACCAGCTCCACCACCACCGCCACCACAACCGATTCCTCCGTTTCCTCCTTGTCCACCTGTACCAGATGCAATACTTCCTCCCCCGGTACCTCCGGTATGTAAAAACGGTTTAAGTGATCTGATTCCGGGATTTCCATTACCGCCGTTGGCAGCGCCTCCAGCTAAAGTGTTGCTAGGAAGATAAATACCACTTCCTTCAGAATCAACAGCTCCTGGTAAGATTATTCCGCCACCTGTTCCGCTGGTAGAATTTGTAGCACCGCCTCCACCTGTACCGCCAGTTAAAGGACTTAGATTCCATAGTGCAGTTAAATTAACAGCATTTGGAGTACCTGAACTTCCTCCAGCAGTTCCTATTTGTCCTGCATATCCAGCATTACCGGCAGTTCCGGTATTTGAAAAAAATCCTAACTTTGATATTGGACCATTATTAGCTATACCTGTTGCTCCAGGTGCTGCTCCAGCTGTTCCTCCGTTACCAGCGCCGCCCGCGTTTCCTCCATTTGCTGATACTATTACACTAGGTACTGTTGTACCCCCAGATAATCCTGCTCCTAATGTCACAAAGGTTGAGGTACCGCTACTACCCCCATTACCAGCATCTCCACCATTACCGCCGATGCCTACATAAATTTTTAATGAATCCGGAATAAAAACTGTTGGAATTATGATAGAAGTAATACCGCCGCATGATCCACCACCACCACCGCCTTTGTTACCAGCAGCTGATTGACCACCACCACCGCCACCACCACTGCCAATGCAGAGTATATACATCATGGTAATGCCACGTGGTTTAGTCCAAGTCTGCCAATTCTGTGTTGCGGATGTGGGTCTGCCTGATGCAAAAAACATTTGCACGTCTCCTTTGAATTGAGACGGTAAAAAACCAAAATCTGAAGATGAGTTTCCAAAAAACATACATTTACCAACTAATAATTACTACTAAACCATCACCACCGTTACCTCCACGACCTCCGGTAGTACCAGCTCCGCCTCCACCTCCACCACAACCATATCCCCCATCACCACCATTGCCTCCGGCTGCATTATCAGAAGATCCTCCTCCAGTGCCACCGGTGTTTAAGAATGGCCTCCATAATTTAATTCCAGGACTACCGTTTCCTCCAGGGACACCGGCTGAACCCGCTGTTCCACCAACTAAAAGATTAGTAGCAGGTGTAATTGTTCCGCCGGCATAATCTACAGCTGTAGGTCCAGATATACTTATATTTCCACCAGCAAATCCTGCCTGAGCTGGGGTATTAATTCCGGCGCCGCCCGATCCAGGAGTGGTTGATATTGAAGCCCATGCATTAGCAAAACTAGCGCCAACTGCTCCGGTATGGACACCGCCGGCGGCACCATTTTGACCTGCATATCCGGCATTTGTAGCTAATATTGTTGCAGAAAATAATCCTGCCTTTCCTATAGGCCCTAGTGAAGCAATTGTTACAGCAGATCCGCCGCCTCCAAGTCCGCCAGCGGCTGCAGTTGTACCAGCACCGCCCCCTGTACTTGGATTTGCTTGTAATATTAAGTTAGGTATTACTAGTCCAGAACCAACACCTGTACCTAACGATATATATGAAGAATTTCCAGAGTTACCGGCGTTATTAGCATCGCCGCCAGCTCCACCAGCACCTACTGAAATTTTTAATGCATTTGGAAGAAAAATCGCAGGTACCATTAAAGTAGTAACTCCGGCGCCCCCAGCACCACCACCACCTCCTCGAGTCGTATTTGATGCACCACTTCTACCGCCACCACCGCCGCCACCGGCACCGATACAAAGCATATAAACCATAGTAACACCTTTTGGTTTAATCCATTGTTGCCAATTCTGTGTTGCTGTAGATGTTACTCCTGTTGAAAAAAACATCTGAACATCCCCGTTAAATTGAGATGTTAAGAATCCAAAATCTGATGGTGACTTCCCAAATTGCATATATTTACCTTACCAGCTTACTATCATTACTAAACCATCACCACCATTGCCGCCCCTACCTCCGGTAGTGCCGCCACCACCTCCACCTCCGCCGCAGCCGTAGCCACCGATGCCGCCATCACCTCCAACTTGATTAGAAGCAGATCCACCTCCACTTCCTCCAGTATTTAAAAATGGTTTAAGTGATTTTATTCCTGCGCTTCCATTTCCTCCAATAATGGTCGCGTTACCTGCCGTTCCGCCGGTTATTTTATTAGCTGATGGGGTAAAATTTCCATCATCAAAACTCACTACTGCCTGTAAAGAAATATTCCCCCCAGCAAATCCGGTGTTTGCAGTAGTACCAACTCCCGCACCGCCACTACCTCCGCTAAGCGGTGATACGTTAAATACGGCAGTTATAGCCGTACCATTAGCCCCAGTTTGTGCACCTCCAGCAGTTCCAGATTGTCCCGCAAATCCTGCATTTAACGCATTTCCATTACCTGGGAAGAATCCTAGTTTGCTTATAGGTCCATGGACGGCTATTGTTGTTACGGTACCGGCAGCACCGCCACCGCCACCTTGCAATGACGTACCAGTACCTCCATTAGTGCCTCCTAGTGCTCGTAATATTAAATTAGGATTTGAAATTCCCGTTGTTAATGATGAACCTAATGATATATACGATGGACCACCTGAAAGTGCTGGGCTAGAAGATATTCCACCTTGACCACCAGCACCTACTGAAATTTTTAATGAATCTGGTATTAAAATAGCAGGGAGTAATAAAGTAGTTATAGCACCACTTCCGCCACCGCCGCCGCCTCCTCTAGCATTGCCAGTAGCAGCCGAAAAACCTCCACCACCACCTCCACCACCTCCGATACACATCATATATACCATTGATGTTCCTTTTGGTTTAGTCCAAGTCTGCCAGTTTTGAGTTTGCGTAGGAGCTATTCCTGTTGGAGTAAATACTTGCACATCACCTTTAAAGCTAGGAGGTAAAAATCCAAAGTCTGATGGTGAATTTCCGAAAAACATAACTATTTCTTACTAATTAATAATCACCACCAAATACTGTTGCTTGCCATCGTTGGTTGGTAGTTTGTGCAATATGTTGAGAAACTAATATATAATGACTTGATGGTATTGCTATGTTTAATGGTATTTCATAGTATGAAACTGCATTAGTTGAGTTTGCTGTTGAAATAATTGGTACTGAAATTTCTGCTAATAGATTGGTATCTGAATCGGTGGTAGTTCCTGTGTTCACTGAGCTTAAAAATACTCGAAGTGTAGTTGCAACAGAGTTAACTGCTGCAGCTGATGCTACTGGTATAAATCTTACACGTTGTACAAAACTTCCGTTTGCTCCGGCACTAAATGCAAGAAATATATCTGTACCCACCGTACCTCCTCCAGCAGAACTAACGTTAGCTGCAGTTGTTGTAATTTTTGCTTCACCTACATTTGGTGTTAATGCGAATATTGGACTTGTATTTGCTGGCATAATTTTTTCTTTTTTATTTTATTATAAATATCAAAATCCAGAAAATGGATACATTGTTTGTGTTATAGCTATAACTTTACCAAAATCCGTTCCTGCTGAAGGTGTTGAATTTAATGCATATGATGCTGTTAACGCAAATGAAGCTGTTCCTTGTAGTGAACCGGTAAATGAATTTGCTGTAACATTGCCGGTTACTGCTAATGTAGATCCATCAAAAGTTGCATTAGATTCTCCATTCAAAGTTGCTGCAGTTCCAGTTGCTGTTACTAAGTAATTATCTGTGTTATTATTTATAGTTACTCCGCCACCCCCTGGTGCCCATGATGCTGATACTGCAAATGAAGCTGTTCCTTGTAGTGATCCCGTAAAACTGTTTGCTGTTACATTACCAGTAACTGCTAATGTTGAACCATCAAATGTTAGATTAGATTCGCCATTTAACTCTGGTGTTGTACCGGTCGCTGTTATTACTCTATTGTTAATGTTACCGGCAGCAAATGTAGTGCCTCCGCCGCCTCCTGGTGCCCATGATGCTGATACTGCAAATGAAGCTGACACTACTGAGTTTGCACCATATGGCCCATATACTCCAGATGCAGTAACAAATGAAGCAGTTGACGCGGTGGTTACTGATCCTAATAAGTTTTGTGCTGTTGTAGCAAAACTTGCCGTACCTTGTAATGATCCCGTTGCATCGAGAGATGCTACGGTTAAATTTGTAATACTACCAGAGTCTGTATAAAATATAGGCATATATTATAAATATCTTTACATGTTAAATTCACCCGTACGAATTGCTTGCCAAAATACATCGTTAGTAATTGCAACAGAGCTATTTGAATTAATTTTAAATCCAGCAGGGCCGACATCTTGAACGGTCCATGATCTAGCATCTCCTCCTGTTACAGTTACTGTATATGTACCTGGAAATTGTGTTGCAAATGTTACTGTATAAATTAACGGAGTTCCAGAAAAACTATTTCCTTTTGCAACTCCAGATTTTACAACCATTCCGTTAACATATGAAGCGGTTGCAGCATATGATGCAGAAGTAGCAAAGCTAGCTGTACCTTGCAATGAACCGGTAATACCAGAAGTTACACTTAAATTACCCAATACATCAACAGTGGTTGTACTAACTCTAAATACATCAGCTCTTGTAGAATCATTCGCGCCGGCACCTATAACAAAAAGTGATGTAGTATTGCCATGTTGATTGTATTGTCCAATAACTAGTTGTCCTGACCCAGATGCAATTGTTCCAAGTCCTTCCGCATGCGAGTAATCTCCTAGCGCAATTGTACTTTGACCTTCAGCATGAGAATATAATCCAATGGTGCGTGTTGAAAATCCTTCGGCGTGAGATGCCTCTCCAATTGTAGTAGTGTCACGTCCTTCGGCGTGTGAATACGTACCAAGTGCACGAGTGTTAAGCCCTTCAGCATGAGAATAGTTTCCAGCTGCACATGAACCCCTACCTTCAGCATGCGATGATAATCCTATAGAAAATACACTATTACCCTCAGCGTGTGAATATTGTCCTAATGCAGTTGAATTTGTACCTTCTGCATGAGCGTGTTGAGCAGCATATGGTTGGTCTCCAATCCAACTAACCGGAGCATTATCTAGATCGCCAACAACTGCTGTGGTAGTTGTTATGGAAGGATCTTGTAGAAAAATTAACGTTGAAGCACCATCAAACGATGCAGAATCTATAACAACAGCTGTTGTACCATATGAATAATCATATAATGTATCATCTAGATACAAATATGATCCATTTGCAAAATAAAATGCAATGTCTCCATATGATGCAGATAATGATGCCGTGCCTGCAGTTACCGATGTTGCTAAATATCCATTTGTTCCACCAGTCGATGTAACACTACCTTCAGTGTGTGAATAATTACCAACCGCTGTTGTAATATATCCTTCTGCATGTGAATATAAACCAGATGCTACCGTAGTTTCGCCATGTTGCAAACTTTGACTTGTATGTATGAACGAAAAACTTGCAGTTGCTGCAAATGAACCTGCTTTATTATATTGAATCTCATTGTTGTTTCCTGCTGCTGCTACGTATGAAGCTGTTGTAGAATTTGTTGCGTTTACAGCCCAACTTGCCGTACCTTGTAATGATCCAGTAAATGTTGATGAAATGGAAGTAGCGTTAGTTACGTTATATCCACCCATATTCAAATTACCAGACATTGCACGTGTACCATTGACAAGCAAATACTGCTGATGGTCATCAGCATTTAATCCTAACAAGTTTCCATGCACAGATGATGCATTTACACCCGCTGCTCGGAATCCAATAATTGGACGTATATCTTGTATTTGTGTAATGTTTGCTGAACCAGATTGTACGTATATAGAAGCTAATGCAACTACGCCATCAGAAAAATAAGTTGGTGGTGCCGGTAGACCGGCATTCTCTGCTTCAACTAGTGTTGCATATTGACTTGGATTGATTACTAAAAAATATTCCTCATCCGGTCCTCGGCCAACTGTATACAAACTATGCTTAGTGTAGTAGGATGCAGACATTGCAACCAATGCACTACCGGAGTTGTATACGTTATTTGGTACTAGTGTTTGCGATGATTTATTCCAACCAAACGCTCCTGATCCTGATTGGTAGTATTGTGTAAATGCAATTGCACTACCGCCAGTTGGATCATATTCGTTTTCTCCAAAGTAATACAAACCAGCTGTTACATCAAGTTGACGAGGCGTTATATCTTCCGATACTATACACCCTTGAGCAAATACCGGACCTAATGCATTTCTATTAAACTTAGATAATGCATTTGACATATGTGCTGCAAAATATGGACTATTGTCTACTAACTCGATTCCTGTATCATTTGTTACAACGCGGCCTAATATAATGTTATGCGCACTAGGAGGTTGTATTGCGTTAGCTGTTAGTGTTGCAGTTTCATCAATGAATATGTAGTTATCGGTATTTGGTGATAAGGTTAGATTGGTATCGGCCCAATCAATTCTTTGAAATACTTCCGTACCCATGTTATGTAAATAACCATATCCAGCTGCTGTCGTAATAGTTAAACTTCCGGAAATTGTTATGTTACCTCCAGACATTACCCCCATCGGACTACCTTCGAAAATTAGTGTCGATGCATCTGTATGAGTACCATCTGCAAATGTTACTGATAATTTTCTTGTAATGTCTAATTCACCATCCGTTTCATCTAGAAATGTCCAAAAGAAGTTTTGACTTGCATTAGTTATTTTACTATGATCAGCAGTACCTTGGAATCTGCAAGATGCACTAGGATGTAGAATTTCAAAATCATAATTCACTGAATCGTGGATCATGGATCCTACTATATTGAAGCTTGATGAGTTTGCTAAGTTTGGAATATATACTGCAGAACCCCAACCTGGCATATCCATTCCTAAACCCTGAAGGTCTGCACCATTTTCAAGTTGAATAGCTACCGAAGTTGCATCTCCTTCACCAATTAGACCAGCTGCATAAATATCCATTTCTGCTACACCACCTACAGCATAATTTGCAATTAACCCGGTGGCTCCTATCGGAAACTGATAGTAATTTTCTAAACTTGCTAATGCTTGATATCCATTTGATGAACTTACAAAACTACCCGTACTATAAACTCCATTATAATCTAAATACTCACCATAAAATTTAGTATCTTGCGTTCTTGATATAACTGTAACACACATATCGCAATCGTAAAAAGAAACTTTATGTGCTTGTGCAAAATCTCCAATATCATCTATATATAAAGCAGAATATCCTGCAGGTGCGTTTGTTAGTGTTAAAAATGATACTTCATTATTAATACCCATCTTAATCAAGTGCTGATTAGATGAGCTTGGGAATATTTGAGTAGTTTGAATACTACTACCAACAATACTAACGTACGGTTTGCCGGTTAGATCAATTTCTTTTTCTGTGTATCGACCCGGGCCAACTTCAATTACATATCGATTAGTATCTGATGAGTCTGTGATATATGCAACAGATGCACTAATGCTAGTAAAGTCAGCTCCTTTTGTTCCTACCGTAATTCTTCTAGGATCTTGTCCTACTTCATAAAGTGATGAGCTTAGTGATATTTGTGTTTTTAAGAAGTTATCCGTACCTTGTACTTTACCAGTAGATCCAGAGTGTTCAATTGCAACATCAGTCGTACAGTTTTCAAAGTTAAGTGCAATTGCATCTATGGATGGACCAGATCCTGTCTGAGGTGCCCAAATACCTTTATCCCAACGTTGAAAGTTAACACCCGTTAGACGTAGGTTACCTCCATTATATACTTTAAATCCAGTACCTAGAGCTGATCCTGCTGCTCTTGTTAGCAAACATCCATTAACAATAAATGCACAATTAGGAGCATCGGATAAAGCAAATATTTGATTATTGTCAGATCCTGCTACACCTCCGTTAGTAGAAGTTACATTACGAAGCTGCATTCTACCAATACCAGCACTGCCGGTTCTTGTTACATGAAATCCTACGTCGAATGATTTATTGAGTTCGGTAAATCCGCCATATTTGACATTGGAACACTGTAATATACAGTTACCATTACTTCCAGTACCAATAACTTTAGCGTTGGTATAGTTAGTACCAAATCTTACATTTTCAACATATGCAATTGCATTTGTTTGAGGTGTTGTAGGAGATGAATAAATAATAGCAGAAGCTGACGGGGCTGTAGATCCTTGTATTTGCATATCAATGATCATTGATTGATCACTCATTATAAAAATACTTGCACTAGGATTAGATGCAGATACTACGGTTGAAATTGAACTATCTCCTTTTACGGCAACATAAGAAGGTACAGTTATTGTATCTTCTATATAGATACCAGGAAATACTTGCACCGTATACGTATTAGTTGCCGTTGCATCGACTATACTATCAACTGCAGATTTTATTGAAAAGTAATCTGTCTCACTACCCGGTAAACCTACTGTTACTAGATTATCAACGTACGTTGTTATACCTGTAAGTCCTGATCCATCACCAAAAAATGATCCAGAAAAAGATCCTGTTACTCCGTTACTTACGTTAAGTGATCCTGTTACCTCAGAGTTTCCTTCAGAACGGAAACCGTTTTTTATGCGAAATTCATTTGCCACGTCTTTTCCCTATCCAAGCCTGGTTTAGAATAAATATATATTTAGAAACTTCTTATTATAGTTTTAATTGTCCATCCGGATGTTGCAGCAGACGATGTTAATGCCATATCTCCCCCAATTACAAATACACCTAATGCTAAATCTGTAGTTGTTCCAAAATCCGTAGTTGTAGTTTCTGTAAAGTTTACATGTGATCCAGACCATATAGATGTTATTTGTCCCGCACGTGCATTACTTCCTGATCTAGCAGAGTACTCAAACCAAGCTCCATCATATGATGCCGTTGGCAGTGCGTATATTGTTGTAGCTCCGGCATTTGTAGTTACCCATACTGCTGTGCTTAAGAAGTTATTTATTATTAGTGATCCGGTAATCTGTGCCGATCCTGTGTATGGGAATGTTGTATCTGGTGCATAAGATGCACTTAGTGCTTGAGATGCATATGAAGAGCTTAAAGTATATGATGCTGTAGTAGCATTAGTTGCCCAAGATGCTGTACCATATAATGAACCAGTAATGGAAGATGCATTAACAAACGATGCTGTTAAACTCTGCGCATTTATACCTTCACTAGCATTTAGAGATCCTGATAAGGAATAACTACCACTTAATGTTTTTGTATTAAACCAATAGGTGCTATCATACATTAATAGATCACCGTATGTAGGAGTAGTTAGAGTTACATCCGTTAGTGCATCTAAAGTTGAATTACCTACACCCCCACCAATAATGTTACCAGAACTTCTAAATAATCCAGCTTCCCTAAATTCGTAGGATGCAGGTACTGTAAAATCAGCATTTTTCCTCAACAACATGACTCCTATAAAGAGAGCGCTTGCTGCCGTATTTGGTGCTTCTGAGAACGCTTCTGTTGGTATAGCGGCTAGTGCATCTTCTTTATTTGCATACTCATCATTTCCGTAGTAAACAAACAACGCCTTTGTTGCACTATTAGGAAAATAAAACACTCTTTGTATAGTCCAATGGTTTGTAGATACTGTTGTTAAGGTTCCGTTTAGTGAATATTTTGAAGGATCGATTACTGGATATCCTACTCCTCCATTAGTATCATAAACCCAACTAGATCCTGATTGGTAGTATCGGAAAATCTTAGAAGTAGTAATACCAGTTGCTTCTGTAATATAGCTTGGAGCATTTGGATCTACTGTATAGTTTCGGCCGTCAACAAACGATACACCGCCGGCTAAAAATAAACTTCCGGTTGATGATCCACTTGGTGATAACGTATATCCAGATATTTTTAACGGACCAAATGCTTTAATAAAATCAAAAGATCTTTGTTTCCATCCATATGCTACACCTGGGAAAGTTTGAACTCCATTTATTGAAGAACGATTTTGGTGCAGAACAATACCAATTGGAATAAAATTGTTATAATCACCATCAATATATGGTGTTCCTTGTGCTTTAATTACTGCAGTACCTGCTGATGAAGATATAGCTACAAATTGTTGATCAAATGATCCACTTAAAGCACTAATACTACTAGTTAAATTTTCCCAGTTTAAATACTCTACTACTGGGTATGGGTCATTGTTAAATGAACTATTAAGATTTACTACAATACCACTACCACTTGATATTTGATATGTAGTAGAGTTTACTTGTGATATTATACCACCATGTAATAAACCTGTATATAGATTACCTTCTAACCAACGTAAACGAGTTACATTATTATAACCTGCCCCATTTTGGCTAAAGTATAAATCTTGGGTTGATCCAGAGACGTAAATATAGGAAGCTGATATATTAGAGTTTATATTAGAATTAACTGGATCAAAACGTAAATATCCATTTAAGTCTACATTACCAACAATGGATACAGATGCCGATCCAGCAGCAGGTGGATATTGTCCTTGTACTTGCAAACTACCAGATAAGATTGTATTACCTATTAACGTGTTAGATCCGGTAGTAAGTAAACTTCCAGTTACAATTTGAGTACCAACAAAAGTATTAGTACCAGTAAATGTATTTGAACCAGTTGCATTTATTGACCCGGTTATTTGTACTTCTTGTCGTAGTGGATTAACATATGATGCAGTTAGTGCATAGGATGATGTAGTTGCATTAAATGCATAACTAGCAGATATAGCATATGATGCCGTTGTTGCGTATGATGATGTTATTGCATATGATGAACTTAGTGCCGATCTAGCATAACTAGCAGTACCGGCAACTGAACCAGAAAACCATGCGGATGCTGTAGAATTCCAATTTAATACGTGATCTAAACCATTACTAGCTACTAATTCTCGATTTTCCCAATCAATACTAACACGATTACCTGTTGAAATTAATTCTTTTGTATTCCAATCTGCGGAAATACTAATTCCATCAGTATCTATTAACTGTCTACTAGTCCAATTTAAACTATCGGTATTTGTTCCAGAATAAGGATTTTTTAAAATACCAGAGTTCCAATCGATTGATACTAATGAATACACACTAATTAACTGTCTATTAGTCCAATCGATTGACACAGCTGGTGCACCACCGCCTATTCCGAATAAATCATATGTTTTACCTTCAAACCAATCTAAACTTTTAACATAAGGTGTACCCGAACCAGGATCAGGAGTTCTCCAAAGTTGATTAAATGCCCAATCTACAATAAGGTATGAAGAACCGGCATAATCAGGTATACTTAAACCATGTCCGATCCAATCAACTGTAGCTATATCTGCTACCCCATCATTATATAATAGCTGTCTATTAGCCCAGTCAACTGATTTAGTATTGTTTTGATCTTTTAATATTTTAGTATTTGTATCTAATATTGTATATGTACCATCATTAACAAACAAAGATCCGGTAAATTGATGTGTATCATCTGAGGTATTACCAAATTTAGTTGAACCGGATGTAAATATTACGGATGATGTTTCATATGTAGTATATAATAAAGAAACTGATGCTGTTCCGTTAACCGTAATATTACCATTAATGGTTTGATTTCCTATGAACGTGTTTGAACCTGTTGTTGCAAATGATCCAGATTTTGCTACAAATATAGGATCAGTCTCAACAAAATAAGATGATGTTGCTGCCGTTGTAGCAAAACTAGAACTCAATGCTTGAGTTGCATATGATGCGGTAACAGCAATTTGTGCGTAAGAGGCAGTTAGGGCAAAACTAGAAGAAATATTATATAAAGAACCTGTTTGTAATTGACCTGGTTTAAACTGTCTTGCCATTATGCCCACCTTCCATTTATAATTATCGTATCAGTGGAATCTATGGTATATCCTAGTATTGCTGTATCAAATACAATAGTTTGTGGGGCTGTCAATGTAGGTGTCCAGGTATATGCAACTTTGTCAATATACTGTCCATTAATGTATATGTTAAATTCATTTTTAGATGCTGCGGCAGTTGTTACTGGATTTAATCCTGCACTTGCTGTTACAGTAACCGTAGTTGCGTTTAAATATGTGGCAATTTTATCCGATAAATTGGTAAGATACATCATTGTAGCTGCATCAATTGTTCCTGTACCACCCCCGGCTGTTGAAACTTGTAGTGTAGCTCCACTAAATATTTGCTGAGATACTTGAAGCAATGCTACTGGTACGGTTGTCGTACTAAATATATCTCCATCTAAATCTATAACCGTATCAAAGCTTATTTTTTTAATAGAATACATCTTTTTCAGGGTTGAAATACGGGCTTCTTGTTCTGACAGCAATGTACCTTTAACTGTCAATGGAATTGTGGCTCGTACTAAACGATCTTCTCCAACCGTATTTACTGTTTCAAATGATGCTTGTCCAATAGCCGTTTCAAAACGATTTCCTTCATTTCCCCACAAAAATCTACCATATGGAAGTATTTGATCATACAATTCATTCATCTGTGTAGTAAAATCGCACCACAACATCATTTCATATTCAATATCTACGTATTTAGGAATATCAATAACATATATAGTTTCTGAAGGTTGTGGTTGTGTAGTTGGCAACGGAAATAATTCGTCTTCATATCGATTTCTAGAATTGTATTTATTTTTATATACATGTTGATTTCCAGATATCTGTCGATTAACATCTAATGTACGTGTACTATCTCGTTCCGTTGAACTATTTCGTTTCAACATGATAAGTGGTGATTGAAGCATTCCTTTTTCATCACGTAAATATCCTAAACGACGTACATTATCCCATTTTTCTCCATTTGCAAAAATTACAGGAACTGTTATCAATTGTTGATTAGATGTAATTTGAGGACGTATTTCATTGTCAATATACCATTTAATAGCAAAATCGATGTCATAAAGTGTACGTTTTGCGGATCGTATTACGTCATCATCTCTTCTAGTTTGATATGCACGATTCAACAAAAGATCGTTACTTAATCCTTCTGTAGCAGCGGGATTCGGTTTATTAGTTTTACGATCTATATTTTCTCTGTTAAATCTAGGCATTGTTATTGTCCTTTATATGCAAAGTTATTGTCTCCGCCTCTACGTAAATTTTTAATAGCTTGTGGTGTTTGACGAGTTGCATGTGCATCGCAAATTACTGACACGCTATAACCATGTTCTGATCCGTTAGGCCATGTATCTGGATTTTTACCTACGAAGTATTGATTTGCATCTACATTATCTAGTTCATAGTATTCATTATCCCAAAATATAATATCTCCTACTTCTGGATAAAAATCTGCACGTTCTAAAATATCTCGAGATATACTAAATTGAGCTGTTCTGGTATATGTATGACCGTAATCATCCATATTAGCAGTCTTGCTTTCTTTAGTTATTAAACATGGAATTAAAATAGAATCATAATATGATTTAGTTTCAGATTCACCGTAAATATTAGAATTGGTTGATTCTACAATTAATTTGAAAAATTCTATTTCAGTATCAACAATTGCATTTAATAATTCTGCGTTAATAGAAGCTAAAAATCTAGCATCTCGTTTTCCCCCAAATAGTGCCATATTTTACTCCTATCCAACATAAATTTTTAACGGAACCTTGCCGAGAATTTCGGTCATTTGAGTTGCTTCAGAATTTTGACGTGTTAACATTTGTTCTTTTGTCAATTTTTCCAAAAATTCTCTTAACTGTGTTATTAATGCTTCTTTTTCTGTTTGTCCTTGTGATACTAGATCCGATCCATTAAGTGTTACTTCTGAATTAGGAATTGGAATTGATGAATATTTACCACGTACATAACCTAACATTTCCTTTACAGTTGCAACACCGTATTTAAATATCCAGGAACGCCCCATATCATTAATTGTACTGTATTTATGATTTGTATATGGTATATTAGATGCGTCACTTACAACCCCCGTTAAAAGTGCTGTATTGCCGAATAAAATAGCCTGTTTGCTTTTTTCTTCTTCAAACAAATATTCAATCCATACTTTGCTATAAAATATTGATGATGCCGATGATCCTGTACCTGATGTTGGAATTGGCCAAAATTTAATATCATCACCATGTATTTCAAATGAGTAATGTGACTTACGAACCTGATCATTAAATTCAATAGCTTGCAATCTCATTAAATCTGCATGAATCGGCATCATCATGAAACTAATAGAAGGAGAAAATCCTCCAAAATTAAATGCGTCTAGAAGTTGTTGAGATCCTAATCCAGTACCAACAAATGGATCGAAATATCTTACAATCGCTGGTGGTGGTGTATGCATTACTCTGCGAATTTCTATAGAACTTGTATTAGATAATGAAATACCATCTTCAGCTAATGATGCAGATACTGCATTTCGAATGCTATACGTTTGTTGTCCGGGTGTTACGTTAATTGCAGCTTTACGCCATCTTACATCACCTCCCGAATCAGCTTCAGTACCATATGCTTTAGATAGTTTAGTTATATATCCTAAAGACTGTCCAATATTTGTGCCAGTAAATGATCCATTATTTGCAGTTAAATAACTAGAACCAGTTTGAACTCCTAATGTATTAATTAAATTATTTACAATGTTAACTTGATTAATTTGATTAGAATATTCTAAAACTGCAGCTTCAAATGCCGTATAAAAATTTATATCTAAAAGTTCTACATCCATGATAGGATATCCAACATGTTGTGCTGCAAACTTTGCAAATCGATCTGCATGTTGTTGAAACATTGGATCTGTATCAAAAAAACCAAAAGGAGTAGAACCTGTTGTAAATGATGAACTTCCTGGCCAAATTGGTTTATTTGCACTATAATCCACGATGATTTCCTTTTATATATAAATATCAATATTTTTCATTTAGAAGGTTTAAAATTTCTTCTAAAGCTTCATGTCTATGATTATCTGTTAAAATAATTTCATTAACCCATTTAGATGGTTTTAATTTAGGTACTTCGTGAACTGCTGAATCATTACCGAATTTCAAATCAATTTGATATCTGTCTCCAGTTAATATCATTATACTATCTTTACCTAATCTGGATAAAACCATTTGTAATTGTTGTTTAGTTAAATTTTGAAATTCATCCACAATACAAATTGCATTATCAAATGTTCGTCCTCGAAAATGTGCTAATGACACTAATTCAATATTTTCTTCTCGTTCCATTTTATCTAGAAGTTCTGGTTTATTGTACACTTTACGCATATTGCTTCGAAGCGGAACTAACCATGGATCCATTTTTTCTGCTAATGAACCAGGTAAAAATCCGTTATCTTCATTAGACACTGTAGGACGAGTTATTATAATTTTATTTATTCTGCGTTTAAAAAACATATCCAATGCAATTTGAACTGCTAACAATGTTTTACCAGAACCAGCTTTTCCTAATATAAAATTAAATGGAGTATGCAATATTAATTCTTTTGCTCGTTTTTGTTCTTCTGATAATGTTATTGAATATTTAATATCAGTTTTTGGTGGAGTTTTCTCCTTGTTCGTTGTTGCCATAATAACCTTAAAATAACAATTAAAATAATTTTGTAAGTGTTGATTCCCGAAGAGTCATGTCTTTAAGTGTTTCAATTTTACCTAAACACATTTTTCGAATTGCTTGAAATGTTTGACGTGCCGGATATGGTGTCATAACTTTAAGTGTGATTAATTCTTTATCAGGTCCTAAATCTTGTTCAATGTGAACCATTAGTACTAATCGAATTGCGCGAATTCTATCTAATACATCTACGAGGCGACCATCATAGCGAATAATTGCTTGCATGGAATATTTGTTTCTAGGTACTGCCATATTAGTTCTTTTAATATAAATATCATACAGTAAAAAAGGGATGACCGAAGCCACCCCTCTTTCTTAATCATTCTTTAATTCTTTAAGTCAATTTATTCAATTAACTATTAAAGAGTGTTTAATCCGTGTACGTATACTTTACCGTAGAATTCTGGACGAACTACTTTCTTCGCGTAACGTGTCATAACACCTTTACGTGGAGTAAAGTTAACTGGATCATATACAAGCGGAGTCATAATCAATGGAATATATGGAGAGAATACAGCACCTGTTTCAAGGAATTGCGAACCTCTGAAGCCCATTAAGATTACATTTTCTAACATGTATGGATTTTTATAAACCGTGTAGCGATTATTAATTGAACCAATTTTTTGTACACCTGCTGCAAATTCCATCTTTGTTCCATCAGTATCAGCAGCAAATCCAGGAATTGATTCAAGGATAGTTGCAACCGCAGGAGATGTTACTAGGAAGTTAGCACCACCACGCAATGTTTTTTGGTGAATCTTATTTGATACTTTTTGCAGTTTAGTACCGAGAGTTTGGAACCAACCACCTTGTGTATTGTAATATCCATCACCAACCGCGGTTGCAGCGCCAGCACCTGATTGTGTAAATCCAGATCCGTTCCAGAAATTATTATTTAATGCTGACCAATACTCAGTTGTCGGAGCTGCGGCAATCAACATATCGAGAATTTCGAGATCAATTTCCATTGATACATACTCAGAAAGCATTGAAGTCAATTCAGCTTCAGCATCAATTGAGTGGTACGCATTAAGATCTTGAGCAAATTCAGGAGTCCATACTGCTTTCAACTTACGAGTCTTAGCAACGATTGGCTCTGATTGCATTTCAAGATTGATTTCCGGAATATCAATATCTGTACCAACATTAATACCAGATTGACCGGATCCTTTGAAAGGATTTTTATCTTCAAAATCTCCTCTAGTAATGTCAGTAGGTTGAATACTATAATTGATCTTTGGATTTGCAGATGCACTAACTAATGTAGCTAATGAAGAAGATTGTGCAGTAGTTACGATAAACGATGCAGTATAGTTACTATCAATTTTAGAAAATGCCTGTACAGGAATCAATTCAGTGTTTCCAGAACCTGATAATAATGTAAATGAACGAACTGCATATAAATCAGCATTAGTAGGAATAGGCATTGTAACTAAAGCGTATTGACTTGGCAAGAATGCACTATCAAAATTAAGAGATGCTGATGTAGCAGCTCCAATTGTAAATGATGCAAAACCTACAGATCCAGTTACGTTATTAATTGAATAACCAAAACGACCTGCACCATAAAGACCGCCAGCTGCATCAGAACCGGTAGTAGTAACACCAAACATGGAATCTAATGCATTAGGATTACCAAATGGATCACCTGTACGAAGATTATTATCATCATCAAATCCAGGCTGAGCTGTACCATACTTAAAATCTAGATAGAAGATAAGTCCTGATGGCAAGTTCATTGGCTGAACTGAAACGAATTCTTTTGCAGCAAATTCAGCAAAAATTCTTCTTACCAAAGGAAGTGCAACACCTGCCCATTCTTCTGATCCAGCCGTTGTCCCTGTAGAAGTTGCTTCTTTTACTAATTGACGTGCTTGGTTTTCAAGCAATTGGGCCATACCTGCTCTTTCGGTTTCACCCTTAAGACCTTCCAATAGTCCGGTCTTTTCCCATTTTGCTGATAACGCTTTTGCTTGATTTCTTTGTACAAAATCGTTAGTTTGCAATAAATTTGAAATACTCATTTTGTTTTTTCCTTTTCTTTTTTAATGTTATAGCAATCCTGCTAATTTTTTCCATCTGTTAGCTAACTCAAATCCTTCAGACAATACTTGAGTTGTTTCTTTTTTAGGAGCTGTGGTTGCAACTGGTTTAGATGCATACGACTCTTTAACTACTCTTTTCTTAGTTGCTGGACGTTTGAATGATTCAGCTAACGTTGTAAATACTAATTTTACTTCTCTAGTGTTTCCTGCACGATCAAAGTTTTCAATTACTTTCATTTTTTGACCTTCATTCAACTCAAAATTGCGGAACAATTTGTTTGTGTAAAGAAGTTTTGCATTAAGAAGATTAACTTCGTTGATGATGCTAGTAAGTTTTTTAACTGTTCGATAAGCTTCTTCAAGCTCTTCTTTCATTGTTTCAACTTCGCCATCAGTTCCTGCAGGTACTCCTACTTCTTCTTCAGCATCCATGTCATCTTCACGAAGAATAGCTTCAATAATTTCGTCGATTGATTCATCTAACTCTTCATCTTCGCCTTCTTCTAATTCTTTGTCATCATCATGATGCATTCCCTCTGGCATTAGATCATCTTCTTCCTCTTCCATTTCTTCAGGCATTCCTGCTTCCAATTCGCGGATGATAGATTCTAATTCTAGATCTTCATCATCATGACCATAACCTTCATTGTACTCTGCATTCGCGTCTTCATCTGAAATTGGAGCTTCTTCGCCTGGAAGTTCTTCACCTCCTAGATCTTCTTCATCTCCACCAGCCATTCCGACTTGAAAATCATAATCTTGACCGCCTACTGTTGCTGACAATGAATCATCAGTCCAAGTAAAGTCTTCTTCTCCGCCTTCAGCTCCCATATCAGCTCCCATATCAGCATCAGCATCAACACCCATAGTGTCAGCTGCAGCATCTATTTCTTCTTCTTCGCCTTCGATTTCATTTGTTAGTTTTGTAGCTAACATTCTTTCTAGACGAGGAGCAAAAGCTTCTTGCAGAGCAATTTTTGCGTTTGCTAATGCAGTTTCTTTAACAGCATTTGCGTCGGCGATTGCTTGTTTTAGCAAATCTGATTTTGCCATAATTGTTTTCCCCTAAATTTTTTTTTTTGGAAATAAGATTATTCGAAATCTTAATAGAATATTTTATTTGGTATAGACGCTATATAAAGATTGAATAGCGTATTCTTTAATATATATGACACAGTTTGAAAAAACAGTAAAAAAGCCCTAACTTTTTACAGAAAGGGCTTTAATTAATTTTTTTTTATTTAGAATGCATATCTCGTATGTATTGTAAATAAGAAGCTTTAGAATGTTCTTGCCGTTTAACTACGCTAGGCTTGATGTATTCTTTGTGTGCTTTAATTGTTTCTAATACACCTGATTGCTTTACTTTGCGTTTCCATGTTTTAAGTGCAGCTGCTAAATCTTCTCTACTACTTCCTGGTACATGTACTGCTAATGAATTGCCAGGAACAATCATTTGATGTTGTTTTTGTTTTTTACTCATATATTGTGTTTAAATATTTTCTGGAGCTTGTGGTGTTGTACGTTGTGGCATTTTTTTCTCACCACGTACATTGAATCGAAAATGTTTGATTTCTGGTTTTTGTGCAATGTATCCTTGTATGCGTTGCGATTCTCTTGCAGGATCTTGCCCTAATCTAAAATAAAAATAACCAACTTTACCGGTAGGAGATATAGTATGTTTAACTACGGTAAATCCTTTACGCTCAGCCCATTCACGTATTTCTTGTGCTACAGCTTTTGCCTCTGCAGGATCTCTAAGTACATATTCAACACCACCTCGATAATCGGTTATGTTATTAACTAATTGAGCTTCATCTATTTCTTCAGAAGTCATGCCTTTCATTAAAGCTTGAGTCTTTTGTAGTTCTTTGTTATAGTTTGCTAAATTTACCGTATCTTTTGGATCTAATCCAGGAACTACCGGATGTTTAGATGTTGGAGTTGATTGTTCCGTTAAACCAAAAAAGTCTCGATATAATTTTTTAAGTTTATTCATTTTATACCTTAATATAAGTAAATTATGTATTCTATCCAAATTAATTTACATCAAAATATTTATTAAGTCCTTGACCGATACTTTCATATGCCAATGCCATTCTGTGTTGTGCTTCATTCACTTCGCGAGCTGCATTTTCAAAATCTCTATAATCTTCACTTACTCGTTTAAAATATTTTTTATGTGCTTGATTAGATGCCCAATCATCACTTTCAGTCATTATTCTTTCTGCACGTTCTACAATACGTTTAACGCGTTCAACAATTTCTTCCAAGTCACCTTTACCATAAACTGATTCTCCCATAGCAGAAAAATTGGCAACTTCTTGTACGAATTGTTGTTTTTCTTCTCTAGACATTGGTTGTGGTTTGTCTTCTAATATTGTTTCCAATATAAACTTTAAATTTGGCGTTTTCATATTATATCCTACATTTTCCATCTTCACAGAGTATAGATGTAATTGCATCATGTACTCTTGCGTATTTATTTGTCGTTGTTTTATTTACTGATTCATTCATTCGTGTTGGTCGCATAAAAGCTCCATGTGTCGATGGATTTGATACAAAGTCCCAACAAATTAATTCAAAATCTTCTTGTACTTCTACAGTGCCTTCATTACGTAGTTCTTTTACAGATCCCAAACCACGTGATGATATTCCCAAAGTAATTCCTGCACGAAATAATTCTTTAAGGATTTTTCCCGAAGGTGTATCTAATACTTGAACCGTTCCAAGTAAATCATCACCATTCCACCATATTTTTAAAACGTTATGTGATACATTGTTCAAGTTAACTACAGATGATTCTGGATGATCTAACTCGCCTAATGCTCTATGCTGATCAATATATTCACGCTGATAACGTTGACATTCTCTTTGCAATATATGTTTAGGATATACTCGTCCGTTTTGGTTTTTAGCTCCTGCTCTTTGTAAAACTCCTTGCACTACAAAACCACCCGGTATTCCATATGCAGAACCATTTGATTCCGTTAAAGAACCAACAGGTCGAAATGGCATATATTCTACTATAAGTTGTTTTGACATATTATTCCCCTAATGATCTTACTCGTTCTGATATTTTGATTAATTTTTCTGAAATTTTTTGTAGTGCCTTTGTGGTGCTAGGTCCATATGCTGAGCTAGTTACTCCTGCTTCAGTTTTTAATCTGGTATTGTAATTTACCATAGTTTCAATTTCATGAAGTTTTTTAGCAATTTCTTGAATAGTCTTTTTAACTTTTTGTTCTGGGGATGTATCTTTATCACCCGTTACAAAATCACGATATCCCTCAATTAATTGTTCATATTTACGTTCTAGAACTTCTTCTACTTTTAATGTATGTGGGTTTCCCACTTTCAATGTTTTATGTTTTTTAGTAGCGGTACCATGTCCTTTAGTATTATCTACAGAAGGATATTTATATTCATCATGTTGCCAATCTGATTCATTCATTGAAAATGGAAATTTTGCCATATATTCTTCTTCTTCTGATTCTGGTCTTTGGTGATGATAATCATCCTTTAAAGAATAATTTGGAGGAGTATTAACTGATTCTTCTACACCAGATGCATATCCTACTCGTTTTACTTTTTTACGAAAAGCATTCGGTGTATTATATCCGGCAATAGCACCAGTAACATTTTGTTCATCAATTTCTTCATCACATTTGCATTGATCTTTTGGTTGACCACAATCATCGCAATGATTTTCTAATTCAACAAATTTATCTTCTATTTCACGCAAAAATGATTTCATTATTTAACTTCTTTCAATTCACGAATTAAATCATAATATCTTAGCAACGATAAAACGTGTGATTCTTTTATCGTTTTTAAATTTTCAACATTGCACAACATTTCAGAAAGTTTTTGTACTTTTATCTTAATAACTTTGTCATCTACCGGTTTTGCAAGTTCTGCAAGTTCGCGTTTAATATTTGGTATTATGGTATGTACATACTCTCGCAATGTTGCTGTGTCATTAACGTGTGTAATGTATTTATTTAATAGTTGTTTTTGTGATTCATCTAATCCAGAATATTTTTCATTAAATTTATCAACAAGTAGTTTATACGTTAACAAACGCATTTCTTTTGGTTGTGATTCAAATTTTTCTAGAACAGCATCTTTTGTAGGTTTAACACGTTCAACTATAAGTGAGTTTTCAATAATAGCACGTTTGCATTCTAACAATTGTTTTGGATTATCTGTTTCTTCATGTTCAAAAATCATGTTGATAGAAGCCAATACTTTGTAATTGCTAATATGCATTTTTGACATGTTTGCAAATATAAATCGATCTGATATTTCTTTAACTAAGTTATATCTTTGTCTTTTTAAAACAGATTGATTTAGTTTTGCATGTGCTGCTTTAACCGTACGTATGTAATCTAATGCCTGAGCTTCACTTCGAAATTGTTCTTTAAGTAGTGCATTGTATAGTTGCAATTCCTTTGACAATTCAGTATTACGTCCGAAATATTTTTTAATAATATCAATTGTTACTGATTTATTAGATGATAATGTTTCCGAAGTTAATTTTCTAACCAACATTTCAAATAAAATACCAGTGTTTTTATATTTTGAATGTTTTAATTTCTTCATTTGTTATTCGGCGCCTTAATTTTTATATAAATATGGTTGTAATTATAAAATATTGTTTTCATCTAGCATTGTGCCTGCGTCTAAATCTGTTTCTGTAGATTTCTTAAATGTTTCTGTAATAATACTTACTCCAGATTTACCTGACTTCATACCTTTTACAATGCTTTCTGTACGCGTTACTGATAATTTTGATTTGAAATTTGGATCAGGTTGATACGTTGTTTTTCTTTGTTCTGGATTAAAAGTTTGCCTAACTTGTTTTGTCCCTGTAGGATCCCATCCAAACTCATTACGATGCTGTCCTGATTTTATTCCTTCAGGTGGACGACCTCCTTGATCTTTTTCTTCAACTTCTTTGCTTGACATATGTACCGTTGCTAAATCGTGTGGTGTTCCAAATGATACTCCCGTTACAGCAGGGTCATTACCTTCTTGTTCAATTTGATTTTGACGGAATCTAAGTTTAAGATCTTCTAAGACATCATTGCGTTCTTGCAACCATTGATCTTCGGACATATTGAATATAAACTCATAAATGTATCGATCTGAAACTAATTTGCTATCTTTCATTGCGTTTGCTAATGTAATTTTTTCATTCATTAACGCAACTTTTTGTTGGTCATAAATAATAGAAGGAGCTGTTAATTCTAACTCAAATCCAACTAAATCTTCTCCTTCAAAGCCTTGTGCATATAAATGTACAATAGCAACTTTTACTAATTCTGATACTACAATTTTTTGTATGCGTTCAATAGTTCTAGCAAATCGAATATCAATTGATGCTAAGTTAACTTTGCCTTCTTGTGACTCACCATAACCTAAAAATGGTTTAGGAATTTTAAGAGCGGCCATCATTTTATCTTTGATATATTCAATATCATCCATACCCGTAAAAGTCATTCCGGGCAATGTATCAATTGTAGTAGATGATTGACCTCCACGAACTGGTAAGTAATAATCTTCCATCATGTTATTAAGATTAAATCTTAAATTGTAATTTCCAGTTTGTGGATCAATATGTGGAATTTTTTTCATCTTATTGATAATTTGTTCCATGAAAGTATCAACTTCATTAGGAGGAATATTACCAATATCAATTTTAAAAATACGTTTTTCCGGAGCTCTCATGATACGATGTATTAACATTGCATCTTCCATCATCATTAATTTTTGAAATTCTTTACGAGCTCCTTCTAACATGGATCTACCGTACGGTAAAAAGTTAGAATCGGATAACATACGGAAATGTGCAATCTCAAATGTATCATATGTCATTTGTTCTGCAGCAACATTTTTAAATTTTATTTCATATTCGCCAGTAGCCTGATTATATTCTTCCCATCGCTCCATTTCATAACTAGAAAAAGGACGTGCATTGATAATTCCTATTTCTTCAGCAATATCTAATTTTAAAAAGAAATCACCATATTTGGTCATGTTTCGAATCCATGTCCACAGATTAAATTCTACATTTAAAACATCATAAAATAAATTGTATAGAATTTTTTGTATGCGAGTGTTGTTAGTTTTAATAGTAAGTATTTCTCCAAACTGATCTGCTAATGTAGATTCATCTGAATAAATATCTAATGCCGCAGATATAATTGGATCTTTATCCATCATTTCATAATCAGCATAAAGCTGCATACGATTTTGATGCATATAATAGTTAGAATCATATCCACCCATACCTCCTACACGATGTTTATTAGCACCATGCAGACGCATATATCGGTCCGCGACTTTGCTTTGAGCTAAATTTCCAACACCTTGTAAACGATTGGTATCTACTACTCGTAGTTTGTCTTTTCCATACGCACGTACAACTACGTTAGTACTAAAAAGATTTTGTAAACGTTTTCTTAATGACGCCATATTTCTTTTTTAATATAAATATAACCATGTTTAGAACCATGCAAGTTTTTAACGTATCAACCAAGTTAAATCTTGATCTCCGTCACCTGGATTCCAATTCCATCCGTTGTTTTGTTGAGTATTTTTGCCGGTATATATAACTTCACTTGTTTTTGTAAACTGAGATAAAGCACGTTTATTTAAATCAATTCCTTGTTGACGAAGTTTTAAAGCGGTATCACGTAACCAAAGTGTAATAGCAAATGACATTACAAGGTCGTCATTATATCCTTGTTGTGCCTGTGCTTTGCCGTTCAACCAAACAAATACTAGTAATTCTTGTATAAGACGTTTACTTCGTATTACGGGAGTTCGTTCTCGCATATACATTTCTAATGCTGATATCATTAATGGGCGTGTTCTACTAGTAGTTGATACTCCAGGAACCATTTGGCTCTTATCTTTCATATCATAGCCTTTTTTCAATTGAACCGATGCATCTGTATATCCGTCATCTTTATATGTATAATGTAGATTTTGATAACCTCGATCTAATGCCGGTTGAATTGCAGCCCAACCAATATTAGCATTTTCAATTGCTAGTAAAGCATTATTCCATTCTGTTGCAACCGTTACAAGCATATTACCAAAATCATTTGGTGCAATTTTACCTTTATATTCTGCAACTTGTCGTACTGATTCAACATCAAATATTTGAAATGTAGAATAATCTCCCCCATCACCTCGTGCAACGTCAGCTACTACTGTGTAATCTTTTGCGTAGTCTGGATATTCCCATATCCAATAATTTCCATCAAATCCGCGTCTTTCAATCGGATCTTCTGTTTTAATGTCATATTCAAGCAACAATGGACCATCTACTACAGTATGACCAGAACTGACGAAGTCACAATCGCATTCTTGTGCCGCACCTCGTTCCCCTAATAATTGTGTTTGTTCATCACGCCAGGCCTGGTCTCGTTCTGGATGTACGGTCCAATGCAATTTAATTGTATGAAATCCATTTATTCCAGCTTCCGCATCTGCCCATGTTTGATGAAACCAATTACCAACACCATTTGGAGTTGATAATACAATTGCACCACCACCCGTTGATAGTGTTGCTTGTGATGCTATCCATATTTCTTCAATATTACGTATAAATGCTGCCTCATCCACAATTAGCAGTGATAATGCTTCTGAACGTGCACCGGTGGTTGCAGATGATACTGCTTTGATTTGTGAACCATTTTTAAATTTAAGTGATAATTTATTGTCAGCTTCAACTGTTCCTTTTAACCAACTTGGTAAATTATCGTGCATTACACGTACTTTAGTAACTAAGTTTTTTGCTACTTCTTGTGTTGTTGCAATAACAAGTACGTTAAAATCTTCTGCAAACAACATGCTCCATAGAGCAAATCCTGCTGAAAGAGTTGATATACCCAACTGACGAGACTTGAGAATAACATTGTATCTATTATCTCGTAGTTCTGTTAATGAATCTTCTTGAAATGGAAATAGATTAAATTTAATTTTACCACGTTTAGGATGTTGAATGTAACAATAGTTACGCATAAAAAATACAGGATCTTTAGCACATTGCATGTACTGTTGCTGTATTATTTGCTTTATGTTCGGCTGAGACATAAATTTATTTTGTTAATTCAATAACTAGTTTAGTAGTAAATACGGAAGTTAATATTCCAGCAGTAAACCAAATTGCTTTGTGATCGTACCAACGTGGTTTTAAATATTTTTCTCGTTCTATATATAAATCTACATTGTTTTTAAGCAAATCTACTTGTTTAGTTCGATATGCCATTTCCAATGAATCTAATCTTACTGTAGTTTTCAATTGACCTATTAATTTGTCTTGTCGTTCTATAATTAGTTTATTCAATGAATCTAATTCATATAATGAATCTATTGTAAATGATATATCCAAAATTTCATCTGGAGTAAAACATGTATCTGTTTGTGAGTAACTTATAACAGGAAACAACAATATCAATAATAACTTTTTCATGATTTTTTAGGTTTTCTACCTCGACGTGTTTTATTTAAAATGTTTTGTTTTGCATTTTCAACCGTACGTTCTTCTGGTTGAATTTCTGTAACTTGTTGTTTTAAATCTTCAATCTCCGTTTCGGTTTGTTTAATTTTTTCTGCTACTTGTTCACGTTGTTCTTGAATTTGTTCAATACGTCCTTCTGCTTCAGCAATTTGTTCGTTATTGTCTTGTATTTGATCTTGTAATTTATCTAGTTTCGTTTCTCGTCGTTTACTAGAAAACATTACGAATGCTGCAAAAATAGCACCAATAGCTGCTACTATTAGTAACCAATATTTTTTAATAAATTTCATTATTCATCTCCTTATCTAAATTATTTTCTAAATTATTTAAAAATTTTTCTTTGAATATATCAAATTGTTTTTGAATTGTAGCATCAAATTCTTCTGGTGTCATTCTTGCTGTCCAATGTTCTTGTTCTCCATCAGAATTAGTTACAAATTTAGAAGCTTGTGTATATGTTTCTTTCAATAATGCAACATCACGTTCTGCTTCTGCTAACCAAGCAAGTTTATTTTGTCGAATTTTTTCTCGTTCATATTCTTCAAATTTACCAGCTTTTTTAAGTTCATGCTCCATTTCGATTACGCAGTCAAAACACATTCCGTGTAGTTTACGCATTTTTTCATTTAATGGATGTTTTGTTATACATGTACATGTTTCTTTGCGACAGTTTGGATATGATCTTAATTCTTCTCGAACTGATTGCAATACATTTGAAGCTTTTGTTTTTCTAATTCTATAACCATCGCGTTGTTCAATAACATACGTTAATCCAGTAATTGGATCTGTTTCTTCCCAGACGTCTCCAACATCATGTTTAGTATTTTTCTTAGCAACATCTGATGCATCAGAGAATCCTACCGTTTTTTTAGTTTGAAACTTGTGATTACCTTCCAACATCTGTTGAATGGCTTTGACATTTTGTAACTTTTTAGACATATGATTTTAATTTAATCGTTGTTATTAGATTGTCGTTTAGGTGTTAATAAAGATATTTTTTTATTAGAAAATTTTCTTAATAAACGATAAAAATCTCGTTCTTCACTAGGATCATCTGGATTACTTAATACTTTTAAAAATTTACTAAGTTTAGATAATCTTTTAATATTTCCTAATTCCGAGGAACCAAATTCATCTGATTTTAATACTTCTGGTTGTTCTATATCTGCAGTTGGAGTTGCAGCTGCAGTTGGAGTTGTAGGCGTAGTTGTATCAGTTGGAGGTGTTGCTGCAGCATCAACCGGTGGTGTTGCAGATGCATCTGGAGTTGCTGTAATATCAGCTGGTGGTGTAGCTGTTGCATCAGTTGGTGGAGTTGCAGTTGCATCAGCTGCAGGAGTTTCTGTTTCTGGAGCTTCTGGTTCTTCTGTTGGTGTAGTTTCAGGTGTTGGTTGTTCTAATAAAACTTTAACTATTTTTCTACGAACATATTCTCTAACTAAACGTTCTTTTTGTTCGCGAGTTAAATTTTCAATTTTATCTTTTATTACGTCCTTTGTTTCTTTTTCTTCTGTATCTTGACGCTTCTTAAGACGTTTTGCTGCGGTTTTAGGATCATAATCACCAGTCTCTATGTCTTTATATAGACGATCATCATCATTGTATTTAACATACATATCGCCAGTATCAACCATTTCTTTATCACGTTTTCTCAAAACATTGAGTTGTGCATCTCCAGTAGAACGAGGATTTTGACCTCCTTTTTTATCATCTTCTGTATAATCTTTGATATCTTTACGTGGTTTTGGTTTTTGAGATTTTTCAAAATCTTTTGGTGCCTTATACTTGCTTTTATGTTTTTCAGCCATTACAATTTTCCTATTTTTATAATAAATATCATCGAGCGTACTTTAATACTCCTAAAATCTGATTTACCGGTGCGAATGCGCCTGTCATCTTATATGTATTACCTCGATATGTAAATACTATGCCTTCTGTTGGTACAATTGCATCAAATCCTCCTAATTTTTGAATTCTTTTAAGTTCTAATTCCAATTTTGCAAGTGTTGCTGGATTTGGCGATATTTGCAATTCTTTAATAAGTTGTGCTAAATCTGTTTTAATATCTTGCACTGTTTTTGATGGATTTGCTGCTAAAAAGTTTGTAGCATTTTGTAATACTAAAACACCTAATCGTAAAAATATAGATTCAAATGGTTCTAAATTTTGTTTGCGATATTTTTTAAAATCTGATTTATCAAATTCAGTTACCCAAGCTTGGAATGCATCATTATCAATTTGTTTTTTAAGCATTGCAATGTTTACGGATTTATCTTCAAATGCCCAACGATATATCAATGTAGTTAATACTGAATCTGGTATATCATATCCTAATTCTGTAGCTTTTGTTTGTATTACATCACGCCACCACGCTTTATGGTAATCACTTAATAAATCTGTATCTTTTAAACTAAATTTATCTCGTAACTGATCAATTTCATTATAAAATGCAGCTTGTTGATCTTCAAAATCATAAACCTGACCTAATTTAATTTGCTGTGGAGGAATAAATGAAAACGTTTTTTGCATATGTGCATTAGCATCTTGTATAATGTTTTGCATTAATGCACCACCTGTTAAATCCGTTTCAACAGTATTTCCTCGTTCATCATATTCTACAAGATTATGAAATTGCAAATGTGCTTTATCATATGCAATAACATTTTTAGTTGCTGGATAAATTATTTCCATGTTAGCAAATACTCGACCATTTTTAAATATTTGTTGCAATTTATCTGCAGGTATTTTATTTAAAGCTTCGGTTAAGTCTTCAGCACATGCACGATATGCATCTACTATTAATTTATATCCTTCAGCAGCTTCTATACCATTTTTATCGACAGATTCTTGATACTTTCTTTCAAAATCTGCAATTAATTGATCCGGGGTCATTGGATTAATGATAGTACCTTTATTACGAGCAAATCCGGGCTGACCATCTTTCCAAGTAACTTGTATGTTTTGTCCATCTGTTTTCTCAGTTACAGCTTGTTCTATATCTAAACGTCCAGATAATGCTCTAGATACAATTTCACGTACATCATTAAATGTTAATCCGTGATCATCCCATGGATGTGCCATATGACCTGCAGCACCTCCTTCTGTTAATACGCCTCCCGTTTTTAAACGAGATTCGATGGTATAAATAATATCTTCTGGATTATTTGATTGCCAACGTTTGCGTTGCTTTTTAATTGTTCTAGGAATCAATTCAATCATTTTTTTGCGAGGATTCCATTGTAACATGAACGGCATATGAATTGGAATATCAAATTGATAATCAGATCCAACACCGGTAGGTCGTTCTAAATTCAATTGTCTTGCAATTTTATCGCCATATTCATTAGCTAAGTCTTCAAAAAAGTCTCGTAACTCATCCGTATAGATCGGAGCTTCGTTTCTGGGATCATTCAATCTATCAATGAAATGTGTAAACTTGCCTTGAAAATCTACATCGATTCCATATTCTTTAAAAAATCCATCAACTGCAGATTCAATAGCTGATAATTCTTGACGTGTAATGTAGTTTTCTGTTATGATACTTTCTACTAGTTTTGCACCATATACAGTTTTGTTAAATGTATCAAAATCATATACAAAATCCTCACCTCGATGGTTATCTAAGAATGCACGTAATTTTTTAATTTTATCTGCATGACGTTTCTTTTCACGCGGAAACATCATTGATTCTGCAACTTCTTCTACATCTTCCTGCAGTTGTTTTGTCCACCAATTTTTAGTAAATACAGCTTCCTGTACACCTGTTAATATTTGCCATGCATTTTTAACTTTAGCATCATCGTATTGTGGATACGCAGTCCTAAACGCAGCATAATCTCCGGTAGCAATAGCATTACGAACATTAGTAGCTGATATAGGTTCATCATTACTTGTTAATGGATCTACATTGATGTTTAATTCTACAGCATCAACACCGCGCGGTATAGTTCGACCTTTTTTATCTCCTATAGTAGCATATTTATCTACATTTGGAATAAAATCTTTTGCTCGAACATAATCATCCCCTTTTGCAGATGCAGCCATTGCATAACGACCGGTAGCATCTTCCGGCAATGCAAATAAATATTCATACGCAGCCATGATAGGAGAATTAAATTCGGTTGGTTGTATTTCAATTTGTGGATTGTCATTTAATAAATCAAACATTTCCATAGTTTTTTCACGCGTAATTCCATCACGTTCTTTAGGACCAATTAGTAATATAACTCGATTAACATCTGGATGCTGTGCATATCGATTTGCTAAATCTAAATGTGCCCCTGTTATAGGTTTAAATCCTCCTGGAAAAAGTACTGTTGTTTCGTTCATTACGTGTTTCTTTTATATAAATATCATATTATTGGATTCGCAGGAACGGAAATAACAGCTCCTACAGATCTACTAGATCTAAATACGAAGTTTTTTAATTTTAATAAACCAGATGCTCCGGTACTACTTACAGAAATCATGGTATGAATTAATACATACATTCCTTGTCGGTTTGAAATATTGTTATTTAAATCTACATATCCTAAGTTTACAGCACCAGAACGTTCACCCGTTATTGGAACCGTAACAATATTTTGCGTCCCAATTGACCCTGAATTAGTAAAAATTCCATATGAATTTAAACCTACATTAGAGCCAGTAACGGCATTCATTAAAAATGTAGTTAAATTAAATGTTTTATTTCCGCCGGAAGAATCAAGTCTATCTGCTTGATATGTAAATGATGTCTGAATTCTTGTTTCTCCTGGTAATATAAATGCATGAAAAGCTGGACCAGCAAATATAGATCCAGTAACACCAGATGCCGTTGTTGGCAATGTTGCCATGTCATATGTATATTCAAGTTGATCAAAATATAAAACTCGACCTACATTCAACCCATCAACAAATTCGCTATTTGAATCAAATAATACATCGCTTCCATTAACTGCAATAAATGATGATGCAGTAACGTCACCATTTGCAGTTAAATAAAAACCACTTGATGATATTTCTAAATTACCATTACTACCAGATATATATTGAGAATTTGGATCTCCTAAAAAGAATGTTTCTGTGTGTACATCTAATTCGGATGGATTAGTTGAATACCTAAAATAGTTATTTGCATCTCCATATAATTCTAATCCAACGCCACTATACGGCACTCCTCCTTTAGTTCCTAATGATCCACTTAATGCAGATCCACTCCACAATAAAAATCCAGGAAATGCTGCAGTAAATCCTTCATATCCTAATGATCTAACAAATCCTGTATTTTTATATCCAGATATTGCTACTCCCGATTCTAATGAATCTGCTACATACAAAGAACCGGTAAGCATAGAATAATCGCCATCAATATATCGATTACCACCTTCCCAATTTTTATTATATACGTAACTTATCTGCCGGCTCTTTTCTCCGTTAACGTTGTAATATTCTGCTTTAAATGTTAATTGATTGTTAGATTTATGTGCAGTTGGTACTAAAGTTCTTAATCTAGTATAATTTGGAGAATATCCAGGATCATTATCTGTTGTAGTTCTAACATCAGAAACTTGCCAAGCACCTTCTTCTACAACAAGCAATAAAACACCATCACCTTCACGATCCGTACTAAAATTAAATACTTCATCATCATATCGTTGCGATGTTTGTGATATGTTTAATTCGCCAATTCTTTTTCCAAATTTTACCGGAAACTGTTGATTGAAATAATCTGTTGCATCAAAATCAAATGCACTTCCGGACATGTACAATGAAAGTTTTGCCGTGCTAGACCCAGAAACAGATCCAATTGCATCTAACGTAACTTTGTATTGTGAATCGGCAATAAATATGCCTTTATATGAAGAATTAACGCGAACTACTGTTGCTGAGTTTTTTGCGGTTATATCTACTGCATTTTGTATCAACATGGAATTGTTAAGAGATTGAGTTGTCCATGTTAATGTTGGTGCTGTTGTAGTTGCACCGTTGAGATATGAAACTCCTTGCCAATATGTATCAATAGTACTTTGAGTTACAAAAGTTCCTATGCTTACATCTGGAAATAGTGATGCTGTGCTAGGAATAAATATTTCTGTTTCTTCTAATTCTACATCATTTAGAAGTTCCCATGTTCCAACGGTACCGTTGTTATTCATAAAAACTTTAACACGAGATACATCACCAGTAGCAGGTTCTAATCCTTTTATTTGTATGAGAGCAAATGATTCGGAATTTTGTGTAGCTGTATACGTCGGTGTTGCTTCATATGTTAAACTAAATGCAGATGCATCAAAATTAGTATATGTATGTTGTGAGATGCTTTGGTTACTATACGCCGTATACTCTGTATCTAACAATGCGATTGTATCTGTTAATATCTTTTTTATCGTAGACACATAACTAGTTGTAGAGATAGTAAAATTAGGCGTAGGCGTAGGATTATTTGGTGCTGCGACAGTCAACGTACCCGTTTTCATATCACTTGTAAATTTTGCACCTATTAATTCAACAGCTGGCTGATTGTTATATGAAAAATATCGTACTGTTCCCGTTGTAAAAGTTGGAAACTGTTGTGAGCCAGAGTATGTACGATTTAATTGTACTCCAACTACTTCTGAAATTACTAGTTCAGGTTCTGTCTCAAAAATTATTTCGGATATGTTTGATACATTCGGATTAACTGGTACAGATCTCGTCCATTTTACATTAGATTTTCCTTGCCATTCTGCAGGTACATTAAGCGCTTCTGCAGTTAATGTTATCGTGCAATCTCCAGGAGATGTTTCTTCATAAATGTATATTGCAACAACGCGAGACTTGTCATCATCAATAAAATCTACTATTTCATGATAGATTGGATCACCATTATAATCTAAAACTTCAATATTTAAATATCCGCCGGGTCTTAAATTGGTAGGATGACCTCGCAATTTAAAAAGATTTTTTCCAGCAGTTAGACGTGTTGGAAACTCAGTTATTTGAAAGTATTCGGGGGATGTTAACGATGTATCTTCAAACCAAACTGGAATAAATTGTAAACCTTTGTATACCGCTTCTTTACGTTTCATTCACTGATATTCTTTTAAATATAAATATCAGTTATGGGAGATTTGGCTGAATCCGTTTATTTTGTTTACTTCAATTAAGTTGTCTACCATATCACGCATTGTATCTACGTGAGATATGATAATTGAAAAATCAAATTTAGTTCTAAAATAATCAAATAGATTTACTACTGCAGAAATATGTTCTGCATCTAATGAACCCCATCCTTCATCAATTGCAATGAAATTTGGACGTGGTAATGCTGATACATTGATAAGTGCAATCCGAATTGCTAAAGATGAAATAAATCGTTCCATACCGCTTGTTAATTCTAATGGCCAAAAATTATCTTCATCATATATAATATATCCGTTAATATTTTTACCATCACTTTGAAGAACCATGTTAAAATCAACAACTTGATTTAATACGTTATTGATTTCAGTTTCTATTTTAGGCATAGCTTTTGAAATTAATTCATACGGTACGCCATCTCGTTTAACGGATTCTAAATAATATTCATATGCTTTGTATTCTGTTTCTAATTTTCGATATGAATCTAGTTGTGATATTGCAGTAGATTTATTAGTTTTAGCAACTTCAATAGCCCCATGTTTTTTACGAATTGCTTCTGTAATTTCTTTGATTAATGTAGTGCACGATTCTATTTTTTCTTTGCATTCTAAAATTTCAGCATCAACCGTTTTGTTATGTTTAATTGCAGATTCATTTGAACGAAATGATTCTTGTCGTTCTAAACATGTTTCTAATTCGGATTCTCGTGTTTGCAATTCACTTTCTAGTAATTCTAATTGCAATTCTTTTACTTTTAAAGTATTCAATGAGTCCGTAATAGTTGTTTTTATTTGATTTAACTCATTGTATTGAGTTTCATATGTTTTTAATTCAGCATATTGCGTTTGATTAATTTCATATCGTTGCATCAATTCTTCTAATACTTTTCTATCTTGATCAATTGTATGTTGCGCCGACATTGCATCTTGTACAAAAACGTTAGATGTACAGTATTTACATTGTGGGTCATATTCATGTGATTCAAGATGCTTAATTTTTTCTTCTTTGGCATCAATCAATCCTGTTTGTGTTTTAATTGCATCACGTAATTCTGTAAATTCTGTTTGAAGTTTTTGTAATGTTTCTACGTGTTGCAACAACTGTGTTTCATTGTAATTGTTTCGTATGTTTTGTTTTGCTTGTGATATATTTGTTTTTATGAGTTGTATGCCAGCAGATGCTGTATCAATATCTGATAGCAACGTTTCAATTTGTTTTGTTAAATCAGTTTCTTGTGTTTCTAACGCAGCAATATCCGGACCTTCATATGTTGTTGGAAGTTTTGTTTCAATTAAAGAAACAATTGTATTTTGTAATGCGTTTCGCTGTTCTTGAAAATCATCTTCCTGTGTTTCTAAATCTCGAATACTGTCTTGATTGTTAGTTATAACGGCATCGGCTTGTATAATAATTTCAGCAAAATCTGTTTTCTTATATTCTTTAAGTTTACCAGCTGTTTCTTTGATTTCTTCATTTGCTAGTTGATACAATTGTTCAAACACCGTAATATCTAAAAATTGTGAAAGCAAATCTTTACGTTCTCTCTGAGACTTTTCTATAAAATTATTGTTATCTGCTTGAAGTGAAAATGCAGTTAAAATAAAATCATCATATGTACCTAAATAACGACGTATTGATTTATTTGTATCACTTCGTTCTTCACCATTTAAATTTTCTGTGTCTGTATAAAAGTCTACTAATACTTTAACATGTCCGTTTTTTTGTTTGATTCCCGTACGTTCAATTGTATACGTTGTACCATTCATTTCAAATGTAAACTTGCCTCGAAACGTAGATTTTTTGTTATTTAAAACTTCATTAGCTTTTCCAGTTTTACTACATTTATCAAAAATAGTATATGTTATTGCATCTAATAATGAAGATTTACCTGATGTATTTGCAGCAAATAGGCCGCATACATCTTTCATATTTTCAAAATTAATCACGTTGCCTTCACCATATGAAAACATGTTATCAAATTCAAATTGAATAGGATGCCAAGTCATGTGACGTACTGATTCTACTGCCGGTAGTTTTGAATTTATTGTGCGATTAATATAACGAATTGCATCTGTTTCTTCCGAAGTAGCTTGTGGAAAATTTACTGCAATATAATCTGTTATCAATGTATTTTGATATTCAACGTCTCGTACATTACCAATAGTAAATGATGATGTTGTTTCAGTTGCAGACATTGCAGAACTACGTTGAATTGTAATATCCTGAACATCATACTTTTTACGTATCGTTGCAATTAGCTTTTTCATGTCAGCCGCTGAAGTACCGTTAAATTTAATTCTAACGCGAGGTTTTTCTGGCATTCGATGTGGTGCTTTAACAACGGTAGTTCCTTCTACTTCAAGTGTTACATAACCATAATCATTTTGTATTTCTACAAATTTTGCCTCTCTACATGGAAGATCCCAAACTAAAATTCCATGGTCTAATGCTTCGCCATGATTTTGTTGTATCAATGAACCAGGATATGCAATTGTGCCAGCATCATTTAAAAACTGTGCCGGTTTGTGTATGTCTCCTAGCAATGTTATGTCATGTCCTTCAAACAAATCAACGCCAACATGTTCATTAGATATCTGATATCCTATATCCGTTTTAGCAGAATTTACAGCTCCATGATGCAATGCTATTTTATATGCTGCTTGAAACTGATCTGCTTTAATATATTCACTTGGCGGAACATCAACTGCCATGTGATTGAATACAATACCAGCACATTCAAACAATCCGTTATCTTTAATGAAATGAATGTTTGGATTTTTAATAACATTGATAATAGGACTAATTGCATCGATTCTATGCATATTGTTTAGATTCATGTCATGATTTCCTAGTATTACTATGGTAGGAATCATAAATCCATCAAAAAACTCAACAAGCATTTCAATTAGTTCCGGAGACATATCTAGTTTGCTATGAACAATATCTCCCGTAACTACTGCAATACTGGATCTTGTACTGTTACATGCAATATGATCAAATAAATTTTGAAACACTTCGCGATATTCTTTATGACGTTTTAAAGTACGTATATGTACATCGGATATATGAAATATCTTATCTATATAATCTAAACCTAGATCTAGTTGTTTTATATCCATAACATTCCCATTTTGAGTTGCATTAACCGTTCAAACGTTAATACATCAGTATCTTGTATAATATTGTTAATTTGTTGAAATCCTAATTCTGATGCATCAGCATCTTGCAATTCTATAAAATATACATTAAGACCTTCAGCCATAAATCGTTCAGCAATTTGAATGGCATTCTTAAGTGCATCAGCATCTAGACAAATATAAATGTCTCGTACGCGTTGTTCAATAATTTTTTTCTGAAGTGTGGATTGAATTATTTTACCAAACAAAGGAATTGCATTACGTTTAATTGCAATTGCATCAAAAGCTCCTTCGCAAAGAATGATTGGCTGTGACCAATTAACGAAAAGATCAAAACCAATTATGTCTTTTGAAATTTTTGGATTTTTATGTTTTTGTGTATCTGATTTATAAAATGCTCTACTTACAAAATAATTTAATTGACCGTTACAATCATAACTAGGAATAATTATTTTTCCAGAATATTCTCCGGTTTCACAATATCCAATTCTATATTTAATGATATCAAATATAGTTACTCCTCTATTTTTAAGATAATGTATTGCATTTCTATAGTCCGGAGTAGTTTTAGGTAACCATAATGGTTTATAATCTTTTGGAAGTTGTATTGTTTCTGTTTTAACATCAGCATCTTTAGTAACACGATATCGAGTTGATTCAATGATACGTCCTAGTTGTTCAAACTTTTCTTTAGGAAGATTTAGTTGTTTAAATAAACTAGAAATAGTACGACCTTTACGATCACTAATCCAACAATGCCATACATTTTCTCCTTGAGAATTTGTATTGATGTTTATTTCTAATTTAGGTTTGTAATGTGAAACAAATGGTGAGAAAAATGCTACGTTATCTCCAGAAGTAGTTTTACCTTTACCAAGTACTGATTCTAATAACTGAAGTAACTTAATATGTTTCATTACTATTAATATAATGAAATACTAGTATATATCCTAATTAATTATATTAATATATTAATAATATTAGTTAGACACATACATTACATTTCTGGTCTAACGATCGATTCAATTTCATACTGAATCAATCTATTAATTAAATAAATTTCATTAATCATCAATGAATATATTATTTTTTTATCAAAAATCAAATCTTTAAGCAAAAAAAGTTTTAATTGTTTTCGGTTCTTCACCTTTTTTCAAACATTCCGCCATCCATTCCGACGGAATTTCTTTTTTTGCAACATGTTTTATTCCTAGTTTCAGCGCATAAGATTCATAAGTAGTTTTACTGCCTTTTGATATTTTTTGCGTTGGAGATTGAAATACCATACGGATATCTATTCCAGGATTAGATGCTAATACATGTTTCATTTTTAAACGATCTGCACTAGTCCATCGTCCTTTTGTTTCAACATACATGAATTCACCATTACGTTTTACAAATACAAAATCTGGAGTATATTTTGCTTTACGCTCTGGTACTATGTAATTTAATGTTTCAGTTTCATATTTCAAAGGATAGTCAGTAGTTTTAATTTGTTCTGCTACTGTATGTTCTAGTCCTGATTTATATCCGTATTTAAGTGCAGCTGCACGTTTTGAATTTCCAGATGAATGATAATGATTTTTTGCCATAACTTATTTTGTTTTATTTTACATATAATTCCATATGTATTTTTTAGTTACTATTTCTAATTTTTTAGTTTTTCGATTATACTTCCAAAATTTTGCAGTAAATGTTGACGGCCGATTCCCTTTACGTATGGTATCAATCATAAATTCAACTAGATCTCTAATCATTTTTATATTAGCTTTATCATATCGTTTAGCTTGTTTTTCTAACGAAGTTAAAAGTTCCATTTCGTCTTTACGAAATTCCGACTTTAACCAATTGGCAGCACCTTCTTCATCATCATTAAATACTCCGCTAAAATTATCGAAATATTCTGCAGGATTTTTTGTAAATACATCATATAAATGTTTTGTATACCATTGTATCTTATCATGTACATTATTTAAATAAAGTGCAAATGCAATATCCATTTTAGTTACATTTTTACTAGGTAATGTAGAAACATGTATATGATCATAATGATCGGCTGCTTGCCATATATAAGATTTTTTATTTCCACTTTCCCATAAAACATAACCCAATTTTTTAAGTTCTGCTACTAGTAAATTTCCTAATACTGTAAATGTTTTTCTATCATCCTGATATGTTATGCCGTTTAATCTACTAATATCAACAGCATTTCCGGTATAATGTCTACTTATATTTCCAGATTCAGTATATTTATCATGCCCCGTTCTAGCAAATGTAATTTCAACATTTCCAATATTTGCTGCCTTTACGGCTTTTTTTAAATCTTGAAACAAATTTAAATCAATTTGATCAGCCTTTGCTTTATTACTTAAAGTCAATCGGCCGGGTTTATTTATTGGATTTTTTATAGGTATATCATCTGTTTTCTTGATATTTGTATCAGTATCTGTCTTTTTTACATCAGTATCAGTTTTTGGTTTTATAACTGGTTCAGTTTTTACTATAACATCAGTTTTTTTCTTTTTTGCAAAAATAGAATCTAAATTTGGATCTTGTTCGTATAATATTGAAGTATTCATGATAATATATCTATTGAATTTTTTGATTTTTATGTTTTATAATCCACTGATGTGTATCTTGTGTAATCTGATCACGATCTACTTTATTTATATCTATATCACGATTTCCAGATTTATATGCAACAATTACATTAATTAATTCTATTAATTCTTGCATATCGTTATCCCATTTGCCGGATGGTGTTTGATTGATAAATTTATCTATAGGATAGTCTTGTTTTCTAGATTCAAAAAATTCTAAATTTGTTGTGAACATTTCGATCATATCTACTTGTAAACTTCGTATAACATTAGTATCACTATCTTCATAAACCGGACCATCATATGATTTATAATCAACTTGTATTCCGTTTACATATTTATTTTTTGGTTTATTATTTTCATCCCATAAAATTCCGTTAAATGGTTTATTATTTTTAAAATAACCTTCAAAATATTCGTCAGCTAATACTCGATTTAATTTTCCTTGTGATAATTGTCCATTTCGAATAATACCTGTAAATTGATGTGTTGGTAATCCATCTGGTGTTTCTTGTCGATTACCAGTTTTTATATCTAATTGTAATGGTAAATTATTTGCATTTCCATTATTTAAATCTATAATATTTATAGCATAATATCCAATCTGATCAGATCCATATTTAAATTTTGAACGTTCATTTGTAGACTTAAATGACCCATCATATATAATAATCGTCGTCGGATCTGTAAGTATTAATTTACCATCTAACGGTATATTATTTTTAGTATCAAAATTTCCATAAAATTGAATTTTAGATATAGTTCGACTCCATATATTTTTTGATAATTGGACTGTTAATGGATCTGATTCTGATACCAATATTGTATCTGGAATTTTTAATAATTCCTCTGGAGTTTGTAAATCAGCTGTTGATATTTTTTTATTAATTGTTTTTAATTGTACTAACCACTCATATGCTTTTTTATATCTCGTTGCATCTATAAAAGTTTTATCGATAATTGATGTAACTGGTTTTAAATTAATCAAATCTATAATTCTATTGGCTGATAGATGTGGAGTATTATTAGCTAATGGTAAAGCACCGCTAGATACAGTAACTTCTGGATATATCGATTGAATTCCACCACTAGGTAATCCTAATGCAACATTGTATTGTCCAGATTTACTTTTAGTTACACTAGATTTATATATCCACATTAATTCTTCAATATAATTTTTAGGTAATATCCAATAATTATATAAATAATTTTTTTTTGAATCACGTTGATCTGCAGAACGAATGAATAAATAATTACCGTTTAAAAAACGTTGCAATGTTTGATTTTGATTGATTCGTTGAGCAATTGCCTTTTCTACACTTTGTTTACTAGCTAGTTCTCCATTTCTTCTTTTAGCAATTGCTTTTAATTGAAATCCAGCTACAGCGCCTGCATCTTGAGCTTCTGCTATATCAGCTGATCGCAATCCGGTTTTAATAATTACCGTAATAACTTGCGTACTTGTTTTTGGTACAGCAGCTGTTGGTTGCAGATTTGATTGCTCTAATAATAATTTTCGTATAATTTGTTCTATCATGATGCGTTTCATATATTAATAAATATCCGTTACCAATCAACCATTACCAAATTTCCGTTCCAACTCATTACATTATCAGATCGAAAATCTAAATCTAAATCAAATTCTGGTATATCTAATTTTTCAATGTCTGTTTTTAGAGCATTTAAAAAATTATCAACCACCAGATCAATTGTATCTGTTTCAGCAACAAAATCAAATATTGAAACTTCACCACCATTTTCTCTAGCAAATACAGCATAATCTTGCATAAAATTATCAATGCTTGTTTTGATACGTGTGGATAATTCTGAAGCATTTGCCATAATATACATGTTTTTACCGTCAACATAATATACCGGAATAAACGTTGTGAACATGTCACTGCGATTAACTATGCGTTTAGCAACTTCATATTCATCACGTTCTTTAGTAATTTTAAAAACTTTATCTTCACCGTCGATTTCATATACACGACCATTATCACCCGCACCGATTAATCGAAATGCATTGTTTTGTATTTTTTTCAAACAACGTTGAATATCAGAATCTGATATCTCTCGTAGTATTTGTTTTAATCGTATCATGTTTGAGATCCATTAATATTTGTTGATAAAACGGTTGCTGGTGTAATATTTTTATCTAAATCAATTCTAATTAAAAAATTCGTATCAACATCATTTCGTTTTCTAATAGGCTGTGCTAGTTTTCCTACTGCTAGTAATTGACCTGCATCATTATATAATCCTATAGTTGTAATATATGGTGCAAATGAACTACCCGTAACAAATGAATGATATGTTACATCATTATCTTTAGTAAGAGTTGGATTCAATGATAAATTAAAATCACCGGCATCTAATTTTGTTACAACCCCTAATTCATAGCTTGTTAGTGTGCTTTTATAACTAGCAGTGTATGTTTGTTGCAATATGTCGTGAAATCTAGGATCTAGAGTTGATACTACTACTAGGCCTTGTTTTGAAAATACATTTCCAACATGATTTGTTTGTAAAAGTCTGTATTCTCCAGATGCTCCAAATTCTGACGGGTTATATAAATTTGAAATTTCTTGGGTTGATAAAGCTCGATTAAAAATTCTAATTTCATCTATAGATCCAGAGAACGTTTCCCCCGATATTCCAGTACCGCCTATCATTAATGGATGATCATTATCAATTCTAGCTGACACAGCTAACGGATTATATGTATTAGTTAGCCAAGTAGCAGATGCTGAAGTTACAAATGTACTATTAATATATAATTCTACGTTACTGCCTGTCTTCTGAAATAAAATATGTTGATATGAATCTATACTTACAAAAATACCTAAATTAGTAGTTGCTTGTACAGTTTGAGTGCCGCCTTTTATAGAACAAATTATATCATTATTACCATTTACTTCAATTTTAAATGGATATTGTGTAATATTGCTACCGCTAGCTTTTGCAATTATTAATCTATTAGGTCCTGTAAATGGTATTGATAAATCGGTATCGGAAGATGCAAATAATGAGATTGCATAATCAGAATCTCTGGAATAATCTCCATCTATTGTAGTTTTAATATATCCAGGATTTGAAAAATTTGCTGCAGTACCGAGCGGAACAAAAGTATTGCCACTTGGAGTATTATATGAAACTCGTATTCCTGGAATAAAAGTTACATTACGTGAGTCAAAATTACAACGAGATGCATCAAAACATTCATTAAATCCTTCATAAAATTTAACACCTGTTACTATAGATTCGGTTGGAAATGTACTACTATACAAATTACCATAACGATCTGAATGTATTCTTAATTTAGTTAAACCAAATCCATCAAGAAATGCAGATCCAGTAAACGTAAATGATCCTGGTTTTATTCCTTCACCAATTTTTTTGTAAGGAAATGATAATACGGATGCTGATTGATATAAATACTTTTTAGTTCGATTTAAATCCGTAGGACCTAATGTATTATATGGTTGCGTTCTATATTTGTAAAATAAATGATTAATAGAATCATATATTACGGTTTGCAAACTGTCATCAACATTTTTTGCATCATTGTATGTTAATTCAGTTTCTAATGCTGGTAATATATCCGAATATATTGCATTTAACGGTAAACAACTAGATGTAGCACTACCAGATAATACAGTCCAAGATTTATATGTTTGAAACGGATTGATAGTTACATCTGAATTATCAATTTTTTTAAACACACTAGGATATATTCCTTGATACGTTTCTTCTGAAGATATTTTTGTGTCTGCCATACAGTAAAAACCCTGCTACATTTATAATAAATATAACAGGGGTTAAATCATTGTATATTTTAGAAATCAAGCTTTACTCGTATAAGAGCTTCTCTTTGGAATGATTTCAATAATGGTTTACTCAATTTTGCTACTGCTAACAATTCTTGACTGTCATTATACAATCCAACCGTAGTAATATAAGTTTTAGGATTTCCAATAAATGTAGATTCAGCAATTTGACCTACCGATCCAGTTACATATGAAGGATTATTAGAAAAATTATATTCAGCATTTTTAACTCGAACAAAGTAATGTGTACTAGTAATTTTTTCTGAATTTCTTGCTAAAAATCCATATGGATCAGAAGTTTCTGGATCTGTAAAAAAAGATGAACCAGATATTGAATGAAATAATACAAAATGATTATTACCTTCAACACTAGAAGAAACATTAGTAGCAAATCCCAACTGTTGATCTAGCATTTTTCCATCTAAAACTAATACACCATGATCTGGATATGCTAATCCATAATATGTTGGTGCAGCTGAATTATATACACCGGAGTTAATTGATCCGGATACAATATTATAAATTTTTCCAGAATCTCCAATAGTTGCAGAAGCTAAAGATGAATCATCAATTAATTTTATAATACCACTACCAGTAACAACAGAACCTGTAGCATTCGTTGCACGAGATGAAATTTTAACTAATGGTAGTTCAAAATTACCAGCATCCAAACGTTCCTTAAGACGATTACGTTTAAAATTAACAATGTATATAGAATCTGTACTACCCGATCCTGCAGTAGTAAATCTTGTATCTGTAGGTTTTAATAAAAGTTGTTTGTATTGTGAATAAACTGCTTTAGATGGCGAATCATTTAAAGTGCCTTGAGAATCAGAACCACTACCCAATGCATGACCATATGCTAAAGAAAATTGAACCGCAGATCCTTCATTTGCAGGATTTTCTTGATATACATCTACATAATAACGACGTTGTGATACGGTTTGATTAGAAGATGTTGCATATGTAGTTAAACTAGCAATACCATCACTCCATAACCCAGCAGTTACAACTTCAGTTTGATTTGATACAACATCATTTACTATATCAAATTTTGTAAATATACGTCCGTTTCTAGCTAAAATTGAAGTTTGTTGTTGATCGGCAATAATTTGATTAGCTAATTGTTGAGCCAATTGTTGTACTTGCTGAGTAATCAAATTTTGCGTAGGTATACTATTTGTTAACTGTTGATTCGTTACTTGTTGTCCTACAAGATTAGCACCAACTCGTCCTCCACCTGATTGAGGTGGAACACCGCCATGTCTAGGTTGTTGTTTTAATTTTTCAATAATTTTATTCATAATTTTTTCTTTATAAAATTATACAGTTACCGCAGTTACTTTTTTAACAGTTACGGTAATTGTTACATTTCCACCAGTTTCATTACCAACAATTGTAATTGTTGCAGTCTTATCTTCAATATATTGAGGTTTAGCAACAACTCGGAATTCAAATCCAGCAACTGCAACACTTTGTGCATCTTCATTATCTCCGATAAATCTAGCAGTTGTTGGAAGTACTGAATTTTGTAATGCTCTAGTAACTTGAATATCTGCAACAGTTGAATCAGATAAAATAGCAGTATAACCTAAATTAGCATTACCACCTTGTAAATTGCTAGTATTTGGAGTAATTGCAGCACCATCTCCTGGAGCTAACAATGTAATTGAAGTATTACCAACCGTTACTACTGGTATATTAGTAGTTTGTTTTGGCAATGTAATTAATTTAGATCGCAATGCTTGAGTTTCATCTGGAATTGCTTCTGTTATTGGCATATTTTCTATAATAACACCATAATAATTTGTCCCTAACGGATGATTTGGATTCCATAATGAATAATCAATTTCATCATCACCTAAAGCAAATTGAGTAATTTTAAAGGCATCTCCACCTTTTGCTAATAATTCTCGTCCTTTAAGAGTTAAAATTGCATCAACTGTTACAGAACTATTATCTAAATATCCCATATATTATTCCTATTTTATATAAATATGTTATGTTAAAAAATTAAGTTAAAACAAAACTACCTTGATCTCCAGCAGTTTGATATATTAATTGATTTGGATTTGTTTCTCTCCATTCTACTACAGGTTTACCATCTACAGTCTGTGTAGAGTTCACATTAAAGGCTGGCGATGTCATTTTAGATCCTGCATATTTTTGATTTTCTCTACCACGTGGTAAATGATCTTGTACTTCAGCAAAACTACCAGTCCATGAATTTGAACTAGACACGTAATAAGAACCAGATGCTAAATAAAATTCTGAAAATACTGAATTTAATACAGCTGGTAATACTGCTTCACTCGACCAATATGGCGATGATCCTGTTATATATGTACTACCACTTCGAAATAAATACTCATAAGAATATGTAGTACCATCATAGCGTTTTGCATTAGATGCAGTTAAATATGCTTGCCATTGGTCATCATCTTCCGCTGATAGCGTTAATATTTTACCGTCGATTTCTCCGGAATAATTTAAGTAATCTCCAGAAGCTGTTGGAGATACACCAGATAACGTAGTATTATATGTATTATCAAATGGTTGAATTTTTGGTAATACTGAAGTTTTATTACGTTCTAATATATTTGGTTGTATTAAAATACCAGTTAATTTATCAGTTCGTGCTGGCAATAATTGTTCTAACTGTCGGAAAAATGATAAATCAAACAATGTAAATATCTTTATATAAGAATTTATATCATTTCGATCTGCATATTTTTTCCAATAATCTTGAGATTTTTGTATCAATCTAGGATATGATTCTGATTGAGCATCTCCCGGGTCTCCTATATAATCATCTAACGATAAAAATCCAAAATGAGCAATGATATCTTCATCAATCATTGTTTGCGGTGAAAAATATACTCCTAATTTTTTACTGTCTAATGGAGCTTTATCAAATTGACTTCGTTCGGCTCTAGTTTTGAAATCTAACGTACCAACTAATTCATTATCTTCTAATCGTATTTTATTGTCATCATACGTTCCAGCAGCTAAAGATATACCATCAAAGTAATATGTTTCTTCTATAGAATCGTATGGTGTTGCTAAAGTCCAAGATGCAAAAGAAGATGTTATTGTAGATGAAACTGGTTGTACTCCAGATAAACTTGCAGTTAATGTATGATTGATTTTTTGAGTTAACGGTAAACGATATACTAATTCTGAATATGTATCTAAATTACCGTTATATGCACTAGGAGCTTTAACATGATTATTAAATGCACTATCTGATAAACTGCTAGACCATAATCTTAATTCTTGCAATTGACCTACTAATCTAGAGGCGCCTGTACTAGTTCCACCTAATGTAACAGATCCAGAATAAGGAAATGAACCTGTTGCTGAAGCAGAAACTGCTGCTACAATTTTACCATATTTAGAACGTTTTGCTACAACTTGCAAATTACTTGCTGATGTACGTAGCATTGCAGTTGTCCATTCTCCATCAAATAATTGTATTGCAGCAGATCCTGTACCATTAATACTAATCGTACCTTTATTTCCACTAACGAAATCTATTGTAACTGCATGAGAACCTATATTAAATAAATTCATCGTATTTGGAATTCCAGGAAAATCTTCTACATCTGCAGTTCGAAATCTAAGTTCTACGGTATTGATTGACTGTGAATAAAATGTAGTGACTGTTCCTGCGGCAGATCCGCTTAAATCTAATGCATAATCAAAATTTAATTTTTCATATACCGGCGCACGTTCTAATCTAGGTCCTCCATATTCTTTAATTGTCATTATAGATTGTGGAATTCCATAACATGATAACAATGCTTGTACACTTCGTTTAGTACCTTTAGATTTTAATAGTAATGGGAGATTATTAACAATTCGTCTCCAAACAGCGTATGTCATATCACGACCAGGCACTGATGGATCTCCAACTGTATTGGATCCTGTTAATGGAACTCCTGTTTCAGAAGTACCTAATACATATTGCCATAAATCCTGATATTGATTTCCTTCAGTTAAATTCCAACCAAATTGTTTTGCTACGGAATATAACAATTCATTTGGCATACCTAATTTAGGATTTTCTTCACGTTTATGTATTTTGGTCATGTGATTGATATACATATAAAGTATATCGTAGTGATGACCTAACATGTTAACAAATGTAGCTAAATTTTCATTGGTAGAATCAAATTTAATAAATTCCGGTATTGCTTTATTTAATGAATTGTAATTTCTATCATCATATAAACTAGCGCTATCATATACTCCAGAAAACCATGTTTTAAATTGTGTACTATTAACTGGATATAATGTATATGGTATAGTTGAATTAGATTTAGGAACAGGTGTGATATAACTACCGGTAATTTGTGGAACATTAGGATTTTCTAATGGTATATTGTGTGTAGTTAATCTAGATGATGATTCATAGTATAAAAACTTTTCAAATGCATCAAATCCGCTAATTAAATTAGTTTGTTGTTTGCTATAATCTGCAGCATTTGTTGTAGCAACACTTCCAGATAATTGCGATATTACAATACTTTGTGAATTATAATATTCTAGTAATTCTAGTTTATATTTAAAATTTTGCAAACGTTCTGTTGCAGAACTATAAAAAATAAAATTATTAAAATCAGAATAATCTATATTTAATTTAACACCACTTAACGAACCAGAAAAATACGCATCTACAATTTGTTGTGATGTTTGTACAGATGATCCTAATAAATCCGTCCATGTTTTTAAATCCGTTTCTGCAGAAATATTATAAGATGCATTTGCATACCAATTTGGATTGGCTAATTTATTGTATTGTTTTTTAGTAACAAAAGGTAATATAGAAATTTTATCTACATATGGAGATTTTTGTTCTTCAACTACCCAACATTTAAAATCTGTTTCTATATCAGCTGGCAACGGCTCATATAGTTTTACATACAAATATTCACCAACTACGACACTATTAACAAATAATGCACAGCGATTTCTGCTAAAATTTAATAGATATGGTTTATACCAACGACTTGAAGTTTGTTTTACCGTTTGTATGTAATTTGTAATTTGAGATAAAAACTCAGGATCTTCAGCATCTATTGCACGTAATCTAAGTTCCGTACGATCTGGAGATATTTCATCAATTCGTAAATGTTGACGTTCGTAATTACCTATTAAATTTTTAAAAAAGTTTACAGAAATTCTAAAATTTCCAGCAGTTAAACTTAATTTAGATAATTCATCATATAAATCGATTGCAACTGGTTGTACTGAAAAATTAATTTGTTGATTGGTAATTTTATCTACATATGTTGGTATAGAATTTCGTATAGCAACTTTATGCGTACCGGTTATCCAAGAATCTCCCGAATAAACATGTATTTCAATTCTAGATGCATCGGTTTGCGTAGTTATATCGGTATTAAAATATATCGATTTGTTTATATCATAACTAACAAATTGAAGTTTTTTATTGTCAATACGTTCTGCCGACACCGAAGCTGGTGCTGTTTGTATTTGATCGATATTTTTATATTGAGTTAACATATTTATACTGGTCTATTAAAATCATCAACATTTTTACTTGCATCGGTTATTGATAAAAATGTTTCATCGACTTTAATAAAATGACCGTCAATTTGTCCTGTTTTAGCGTTAATACCAAAAGTTGTTCCAACTTGAAAATCTTTATTTTCAATTATAAAATCTATATCAACAAAACGAGTTTGCCCCGGCTGTAACAATCCGGATTGTCCACTACCAAATGGACCTGCAAATTCTCTACTTAATCCAGAAGTTCCTCCGCGACCTATATAAAAATCCATATATCCAGGAAATCCTTCAACTAGTTGTTGTGTAGCTTGTGCAAGAGCGGCCGCTTCAGCTTCTGCAACATCAGCAGGATTATTTGGATCTCCAAAATTGTTAGCATCTATTAAATCCTCAAAATTAATTGTTCGTTCTCCAGATTCGCCTATAAACGAATGTTGTATTCTAGCTCGAACTCGTAAATTTTTACCACTATCTTTAACAATTTGATTTACGGTATAAGCATTAGCAGTAGCTTGAGGCAATCCATCTACAACGTTACTTAATTCTATACCTGAAGCTATTAGTGATGGGCCGCCGAATATTTGTTGATCAGCTGATGGTTTATATCTAGCATAAAACGGATCCGGTGGATCTGAAACTAAATCAGATAAATCAATTTCCGGTAATGCTGCAATATCAACACGCGTAACTGGAAATTTATAATATTCAAATCTAGTATCTAAAACTCGTAACATTGATGTTGTTGAAATTTTAGTAGTAGTTGGTTCAATAATTAATAAAGGATTTTCTGCAGAATTTTCTTGCATTATAATATTTCCAGCAGTATCTCTAGGATGTATATTAACATTATTACTAGTTACAGTTAATCCGTTTTGTACGTATTTTGTAACTAAAGCATAATCCAATGTATTAAATCGATCTAAAGAATCATCGGAAGGTTTAGATTTAATACTAGCTAAATTATTTACATCAAATACATTACTTAAAGTTTGAGTTAACAATCCTTGTATTGGTGTACCTTGTGTTGTTATATTTTTCTTTGCCATTATCGAATCACTTTAAAGTAAATTTGATCTGTGATATAATCTTCTACAATTCCATCTTTAATTTTTAATTCTAAACGATAATAACGTTCTGGCATCAATCCGTTTAGATCTAAATAAATAAAGTTACTAGTAGAATCACAACTCACTTTACTATAAATATCATCGTATGGAATTATGGTTTCATCTGTAAGAGCATCGATAACTGTGTAATATGTTGTTGTAGGTAAATACTTAACTGTTTCAATCGGGAATATATTAGTAGGTGATTTTCTAGGATATTTATCACGTCCAAATATTCTAATTTTAGCAACCTCAGTATCTTTATACGTAGGTTTTACGCGCGTATATGTAATATATGACTCAGTGTCTATCGAAGTTAGAGATCCTGTTGTAAAAGTGCTATTATCCCAATACATAGTTAATCTAGGAACATAAATTGTATGAGTTTCTCTAGAAAAGAATCTAACATAACCTTTTATAGAACTATCTGATTCATTTGCATCTGAATACTGTAATAAAAATCCATAATTGGGTATAGTTGCACCACTACTACCACTCAACCAAATCTTAACAGCATCGGTTACATCCATATTAAGATCTGTAGTACGATAAGAAAATGATTCAGACGTTACTAAACCCGCGGATGAGCTTAACGGTTGTGATTGATACATATAACTACCACCAGTACCTAATCCGCCAACATACAATGTACTAGAACCAATTTGAACGTTTTGACTGCTAGAATACCATGAACTAGCAGATATAGGATAATTCCAACATACACCATCAGTAGTAGTTCCTGCTAAAAATCCAGTACCATTAATCCAATCTTGTCCTACTAATTTTGCAACAATTGTATAATCTGACGGTAAATTTTTTGCATGAGATGTAAATAGCTGCAATACAAATTTACAATCATTAACTGTTTTTCCATATTTAGATAATGATGCTGATACTTCTGCCATATCAAATTTAACTACTGATCTAGATTTTAATAAAGTCTCACCATCAGTATCTAAACGTTTTCCAATTTCTAGTATTTCATCTATACCAGTATTATAATTCGGAACTGATTCGTACAACGTTGCATCTTTTTGTGCATAAAATATTCTAAACATGAATCATCCTTAATAATTTACTACCCGTCCTCTAATATCTTGATCCGGAAATTTAACTTCAAAAATACTAGGATCTAGAGAAGGATAAATAACACCGGTTTTTGTAGCACTTGTTAAATCATAAATATTACCAGAATATCCTGCATCAGAATCATATAAGTTTTTCAAAGTAAATCCAATTACAGATTGAACTCCAGAAACTTGTGCTAATATATTAGTAATGTCTGATTTAACTATTGGTTGATTAATTTGCCATTTATCAACATTAAAAAAACTTTTTAATTCATTAATACATTTCAATAAAACTTCATTACTATTGTAATTAGGACGAACTGAGATTTCAAAATCAATTCCTATATTGATAATAAATCCATCTTTAATGTTTATTGCATCTGTTAATATTCTATAGTAATTTAAATATGTTTTTAAATTTTCTTTTACTGCATCATTCAATGCAACTAATTGTTTTGATGAATTAAAACCTAAAACATACATATTCATTGCTAATGGATTTGCAATTCTAGTTTCAACCAATTGTTTTTGTGATAATTGGTCATCGGGAACAATATATGCCTTTGCAACACTTCCATACTTTGCTGGCATTGAATATGCACGAATGATATAATCTTCTCTAGTTACTAGACGATTTTGCGATGCAAAACTACCCAATGCATTATTTTTTATATCAATTAATGTATCTGCAGTTTTTGCACCAGTTGCAGGAACTGTATTTGTAACAGCAACTGTACTTTTGACAAAATTAACTAATGCAGCACTATTAGTTGAATTAATATTTTCATTGTATTCTATAAAATCAATATTCGTTAATGTATTTGCTTCAACATTATCCGATATACCATTTCCGACAGTATAAGTTACTGTTAATGTAGTATTAGATGGAGCCTGCCCGTATGCTCTAGTATATAAAAAGTTTGATGGATCTATATCAATATCTACCGTACGTCTAAATCCTGCTAAACCATTTCCAACATTATCTGGATTAGGAATTATTTCTTCATCATTATTATCAGAAACACCTGCTCCGAATTGTAATTCTAATTTATTATCACTTCGTAATCTAGATACAAAACGTTTTGATGTTTTTCTAAGCTTTAATAAACTAGGAGATGATGATCTATACAAATATAAATCAGGATCATTTTCTAACAAATTAGGTACATCTTCAAAAATAGTATCTTGTGCTAAATAAGGTACTTGATACCAATTATCACCATCAGACTCTGTAACTGATACAATTTCTATAACGTTAGTATCAGGCAATACTACTTTATCATATGCAATCGGAGATCCAAATGTAAATGTAGCTGTTTTAACTTGACCAGAAACAGCTCTTACAGATTTTTTTAAAAGATAATATGTAGGTAAGTTTGTAGTATCATCACTTTCGTATACTGTTATTTCAGTTGGATCTATAGATGATGAAAAATTAAAATCAATTGAATCTAAAGTTCTAAACGTAGCTGGCCCATCTTTTTGTCTTATTCGCATTCCGGGTTTAATTGAAAGTGCAAAGTTAAAATCTGGTGCTACAGCATTTCCAGTACCAATTGATGGAACTAATTGATATACATCTAAATTTACGTATGCCGGTATTGCATTATTCGGCGTATAACCTAAAGCACGAGCTAAATCAAATACATTAGCACGTTCAGTTGCTTGTTCTAATAATGATTCTTTTAAATTAGTGTCTGCGTAAAATGATAAAACATCGCCTACATATGCTGCTAACTCAATAAACAACATACCAGGTGATGATTCATTAAAATCGGTATAAGAATTCGGAAAATACTGTTTAGTAAATTCAATCAAATTTCTACGTATTTGACCAAAATCTTTTCCTAAATATGATACATCTTTTTTTACTTCCATTATGAACTCATACTACTGATAATGTATTATCATTGTTTGCAAATATTGTTATTGTTTCAGTATCAAAATTTTGTATGCTGTATTGTATACTGATTTTAATTTGATGTGGTAACGTAGGATCATCTTCCGCTGTTACGATATCGATATTTTCAATAGTTATGTAAGGTAACCAATATGTTACTGGATCTTGTATTATATCTTGTATTTCTGGTTTTAATTCATTTGTATTAGGTTGAAATACAATACTTAATAAATTAGTACCATAATTAGGTTGCATATATCTTTCACCGACACGTGTTAATAGCAATGTTTTTAAATTTTCACGTGTTTGTTTTTGTATTGAATATACGGTTTGAAATATTGATTGTTTATTTGTAAATTTAGCTCCAAAAGCAGTTTCTTGCGTAGTAGTAGCATTGTTAATATTTTCAAAAACAAATGCCATTACATACCTTTCTTTTTATTAATAGCTTTCATCAATCCAGAATAATCTCGAGTCATAGCTTGTTGTACAATTGGATCAACTTCATAAACTTTTCCAGTCTCAGGATCTTCCATTACTTTAGGAGCTTGTGGAGCTAATCCCATTGATTCTTTCATATTTTGTCGCATAGCACCAAAATTAACAGCATCTCTAGATGTCATTCGAATTTCTTCCATACCTTCATTCATTATATCTTTAAAACTATTCATTGCCATTGGTCCTTGTTCAACTAATGCATCAGTTTCATTTAATATAGATGCCCATTTATTTTCGTTGAATTGTACTTTTGGTTTACGAGATGTTGGAGACGGCGTATTTCTATGTCCTGGCATATTAGATGTTTTTTTAGGTTGTGCCATTTCATTAACAGTAGATTGTAACCCCTCTCGAAGAATTTCCGTCAATTCTTCTTTAATAACCGAACGTACTTCTTCACGTACTACCCGTTTTAGTGCTTGTATTAATGTTTTACTATCCATATGAATATTTTATAATAAATATGGAGTTATTAAAAATATGATTAATTCCAACTATCGATGTTTACTTTAGGACCGTATATAGTTTGTGTACGTTCATCAATATAATAATCTCCAGGCTGTCCTAAAGTTTCTCTTGGTACCCCTATTCCAGTTAAAACTCTACTAGGAGCTTCATTTAAATTTGTTTGTATATTTAATTGTTCATCAATTAATTTTTGTATCGTATCTAATCTTTGTTGCAAATCTTCATCTGAAACGTTAATATTTCTGTAAAATTCACTAAAATATCTATCTTCCAAATCATCTAAATTAATTGGATCAAGTGCACCATCATCATCTCCTGCTGCATCGGTATTTTTACAAATATCATTTATAGCACTATTTGCATTAGATACAGCCTCTGATGCATCTTGCAATGAATCATTGATACTTTCAATTACATTTTGTAGTACAACTATACAAGCTTTTATGGCTGCAACAGTATCTGCAGAAGATGCAATTGTTTGACCTATAGGACCTTGCGGTACGCCTGGAGCACTAGGTATTGCTAATTGAGCAGCTCCGACAAATAACGCAGTAGTATTCAATGTACGAAGCCCTGTAGAAATTTGTGGAAAAAATTGAGCCAATTGTTGCATATTTTCTATAGATTCTAATAGTATTTGCAATTTATTTTTTAAAATTACAATTTCAATATCATCACAAGAAGCATTTTTTGATAGAGATGAAACAGAATTATTTAAATCATTTGCTAATTCATCTAATTTATTCAATTGTTTATTAACAGGTTTTAAAAATTGATTTAAAATTTTAATAGGAACACCTGATATAAGATTAAACGGAAATAATGTAGCCATTGCGATCCTTAAAATGTATCTTGATTTATATTTTTATTTTTTGCCCGTTTTAATTCAGATCTAATTTGAGATAAAATTGTAGGGTCGGCTGTAACCGGAACTCCACTGCTATCAAGTAATCCTCCATTCATTAATTGAATGAAAAGTTTAAATAATTTTATAACTGCAGTACTATGTAATCCAGGTTCTTTTTCTTTTTTTAGTCCAATAGATAATGTTGGAGCATTTAATTCAATTGCAAACTCTGAATCTAAAACAATCACATCTTGTTTAGATTTTAAAGTTATACGATCTGCAACACCGATAAGTTGAGAATTAGAAAAATCCGATTCAGATTTTTTTCCTTGTCGAATAGTATTATTTAATTTAAAATTTGTAAGTTTCTGTGTACTTGTTAAATACAAAGAAGATGCATCGGTTTGAATATCTTCTGTAACAAATTTTCGATCGGTTAAATTTTTTCGACCGTTTGATAATATTATAATCGGATCTGTTGCAGTAGATTCTGTAGAAACAGTTCCGTTCCATAAAGCAGATTTATAATATGATCCGCCTGTAGATATTGTATTACTAAAACGAATACTATTTCCATTACGACCTTCAATAATTACATCACCTTCATATGGCTGTAATGGAGATACTGTTTTTAACTGAAAAGTTTTTCCTGGTTTAGTATTATCAATTTCAGTTTGTGTTTTACCACCCGATAAACCTGGCAATAAATTAGCATTAGTTGATGAATTAATATTTAGTGTTTGAAGATAATACCATGACTCTCTTTTTTGTGTTGAATCAGAAGCTTGATTAAATGTACGATAAATTAAAACTATTTCTCCAACTAATGGAATTTGTTTAATATTAGCAGTACCCGGTCGAACTATAAAAGGTTTTTTATTGAAATAATGTAAACACGATCTAACTTTGATTGAAAATAAATTACCAACGTTGGTATTTGCTTGAGCAGGATCTATGTATTGATATGTGTCATTGTATTCTAATACTTCTGCAATATCAAATTCAATTTGATTCATTTACATCTTTTCCTAATTTAGATTTTGCTTGATCTATTTTTTGTTGCAGTGCAACATCATCTTCTGTGATTTTATCTAGTTCATCTTCTAGTTCCGAAGATAATGTTTGCTCAGCCACTTTAAGTAGTTGTTGTTTTTCTTCATCACTTAAAAGACCATCAGCACCAGAAATAGTTTGTTTAGTTGAAATATAACGCTGTACGATTGCAGTTAATTTTACTAGATGATCATCATTTTTAACTGATACATCTAAATATTCTTTGATAAGTGGAACTATAATAGTTGCATCAGATGCATTTTTTATTAATGGTTGCAACTGAGCAATCAATTGATTGATCTGACGATCTTTCTTTTTAGAATTATGATACACATCGGACATCAAGTCTGCAAAACTAGTTCCTTTGAATAATTCATCATTCTTATCCATAACGCAATATCCTTTAAAATAAATATTAAAAAGGCAGATTTATGAAGTTTGCACGTTCATATTCTAGAAATGCATCATCGTATATTTGTTTCAATGTTTTTACTACTCGTGTTACGGCATTTGTTTGTGAAGGGTCTAATCCGGTGCGTTCACGAATTAATATATAAAGACGTTTTTTATTAAAGTCTTCAATCAATTCTCGGTGTTCAAAAATATGAAGAATTGAATCAGCAACATGAATATCTGTAGAATTTGTAAAAATATAGTTTAAATTGTTGTAACAATACTCAACGTAAGCATCCATAAAATATTCCAACGTTTCGCGCATTTCATCATTATGCATTTCAGTTACTACGTTGCGTTGTTCATCTATATTTAATTCTAAAGTATCAGCTTTTAATTTTTTATAAGCACGATCATTTTCACCAATCAAATAGTTATATGATGTTCTAGTATAGTAAGAATATGCTTTGCCGGCATTTGGATTAAATTTTGATAATCGTTCGGTTAAAAATGTAACTAAATCGGTTTGCAAATCAGTAAACGTTGAATCAATGTATGTAGGCTTAATTGTATTAATTAAATTTTCAGCCATCTTCATAAATGCAGGATAAATAAATCGTCTATAGATTTTTTCTCTTAATATCGAGTTATCGGTTTTATTGTAACCCAGTATTGCTAATTCTGTTATCCTAGTAAAGTAAACATTACTTTTTTTCTTCTTCTTCGCCATTGAATTGTTCTTTAAGTTCTGTAATTACTTCTGCCAATAATTGAAACGTTGTACCAGCTTCGTCATCTTTTTCAAATGCACCTAATCGGTCTATCTGTTGCATTACTTGATATGCTTCATCAATTTTAGAAAACATGTAGCGATTAGTTACTTCTAAGTCTTCTTCATATTTTTGAAGATCTTCAATATAATCTTGAGCCTCAGCTAATACTCCTGCTAAATACCATACACGATAACTTGCATATGAAACACCTAACATTAGTAGTATGTTGGTAATAATTAAAAATATCATATTAATCTTGATTAAATGCACTAAAAATATCCGTCAATGTTTTTTCAACATCCGGATTATTTTCTGCTAAGTTTTTAAGTCCATTACTTTTTGTTACTTTGCTTTTTTCTACAACTGGCTTCGGAGTAGCATTATCTTTATTTCTCCATCGCTCATACTCAATTTGAGCTGCCATGTGATCTGCATGATGAAGCAAGATAGGTAAATTAGTCTTTAATTTAGCTTGAGCGGATCTAGCAACAAAATACGGTTTATTTGCATCATCATACATTCCATCATGAATCTTAATTGCCTGATATTCATTCCAAGACATTTTAATACCATATTCTTGCAACAACCAAATTGAAAGATCTGGTACCATTGTGAATGGAATGTTTTCATTATGTTTGTACATTTTATTTTGATTCTTGCGATGCCAATCCGAAGTTTCAACTTGATATACTTCATTACCATCACCTGGAAAACCTACTTTACCTAAATCATGATGCATTGCTGCAAATATCATTTCTTCTTCGGTATATCCTGACATATCAGCACCCATAGATTTCCATGTAACGTACAATGCTTTAGTACAATCAATAACACGAAGTATATGATCAACATAACCTCCGGCGAATGCATTATGAAAGTGCGCAATAGATGATGCTGGCATCATAACCATTCGGTCTTCTAAATCATCATATAAACGATTTAATTGATCAGCTCTACTAGGAAATGTTGCATTAACAATTGCTCGATACTGTTCCCAATTAGATTTTATTTTTTCTGCTTCTAACATAGTTTATATAAATAATAGAAGATTACTTGCGTAATTCCAAGATTTCGCCATTAACTAATTTCATTGTGCATTTCCAACAGGTAATAGAATCAGCTTTTTCATCTACTCGTTCTGATACATTATCACAATATTTACATTGTAACCGTTTAAACCCTTTTGCAGGTTTATTTTTTCCTTTTCGATCTTTCATTTCTTATTTTATTCCAATATGACAATATCTCCGGTGCTTTTGGAGTTTCTTTTATAACCGTTTGTGGTTGTGATTCTATTTTAATTTCTTCTGGTATAGATTCTACAATAATTGTTGGTTCCTCAACTACAGGTTCTGTGTTTACAACAACTGTTGATTCAATTTTACGTGCTAATGCTTTATTTGCAGAAATTAGCAATACAATGGCTAATGGATCAAAAACAACTATTAAAAGTATAATCAACCAATTTACTACAGTATCCATACTAGATCCGGTAATTTTAGCAATATATTTCAATGGACCTATTTCTGCAGCTACATCTGAATTTGTTTGCAATTCAATTATTTGAAAATCTACAGCCGTAACGGAATCACTTAAAGCAGATTGTTTTGCAGTCAATTGATCTAATCGCAAATTAGCAGATTGTAATTGTGATTCATATGCACGACGATTTTCTGAACTGGTACGTATTACTTGATTGCCATTTCGATCCGTATATTGAATTACATTGTTAGATAAAGCGCCTGTCAATGATGCAATGTTTTGATTAACCGTTTTCTTTTCTGCATCAATTTGAGATAGTTGCATTTCAAATCTAGATTTTTTAGTTTGTAAGTTTTTAACTACAGTTTCTAAATTTTCAAATTTATATGCAGTATCCTGATATGCTGATACTAGAAAACCATATATTCCTAATGATGTGATGCACATTAAAATAAACACTGCAATCATCAGATAGCTTCGTATTGCTATACTAACTTCATTCCAATATCTATGAAGATATGATGCTGAAATTAATTTAGATGCTTCTAATGATCCGGCTAATATGACAATTGCTAGTGCTTGAGATGAAAATAATTTGCTCAATCCAAATACGCTATAATATGCTGCTGAACCAGCTAATGCGAATGCAGCTAACAATACAACATAAGGAAATACATGTTTCATTGTTTATTCTCGGTCTATATAATATCGAGCTGATTCCAATTTTTTTAATGCTGCAGCTAAATTAGATAATGCAGATGCTTTATCTGTCTTGCCTTCATTTAGTGCTTTTCCAACCATTTGTACAATGTTAATTGCATCATCGATGTCATCAGTAATTTTTGCTTTGAATTTGTAATATGCCATAACTTCCTTGTTTTAAATTATCATATATAAATATATTATCCTAAAATTAATGATGATTTATGACAGTCAATTCCTACATTCATCAAAGCCTGCTCTTTAGCCTTAGCCTCAATCTCAACATCAAGATCTACAACACCATAAGTGTCAGGAAGCTGTAAAATAAAGTCGGCATGAGCTTGCTCCTTGATCTTGCTAAACTCCTTGTACATCTTGGCAAATGTCGGCCACTTCGGCAAATCATCCCAAGCAATGCCGTGCTTATCACAGATACCTTCAATGAGTCGTTGTGCCTCGCGTCGTCGAGACTCGGAGTAATGTGTGCATTGAGTAACACCATGTCGCTCCCAAGTGCTACGAGCCATAAAAAATGCTTCTTGTTCGGATAAGTCACCAGTATTGAATGTATGGTGCCAATAGTCAAACGTAATAGGAATTGCAATTTCGGAATGCACACGCTCATACAAATCACGAACTGAATACATGGACGCCTTATCGTCATTTTCTAGAACGAGACGCTGTTTAAGAGAATCGGATAAACGATACCAATTCTGAATCCATCGTGCAATAGTCGTTGTCTTATCACCATAAGTCGCACCTACATGTATGTTAATAAGATTGTCAAAGCTAGGAGCATAACCCATGAGGTCAAACATCTCAGAATGTCGTTCAAGACCAACGATAGAATTCTCAACAACAACTGGATCAGGACTACCTAAGATATGAAACGGACCAGGATGTGTAGTAAGACGATGACCATAAGCACGTGCATAATCACCTGCGGCACGTAAATGCTGAGTAATCTCATCAATGCCCGGCAAATCTTGTAATTCATAATGATTCCAACGAGGAAATATCTCACTACCAATACGGAATAGACGAATGCCGTGTTGTTCGTTCCATTGCAGGATAGGTAACAAGTCTCGTGCATTGGCGAGTGCAATATCCGAAGCAAGTTGCATACCACCAAGTTTAAACTTTCTGTCAATCATTGTGCGCCCGGTACGGATGCCTTGTGATGATAATTGCATGTTGATGCAACAATAGCCGTGTCTAATCATAGTATTTTTTTATTAATATAAGAAAATTATATGAAAAATCAAAATTTAATGATTTTTTTACTATCATATATTTATTAAAAGAACCCTTAAAGGAATAATAACAATATGAATTTAGAAAAACTATTAGCAGAAAATATGCTAAGATTTGGAGCTAAAAATTTAGATTCTAAATCAATTCGAACTTTAAAACAATTAATTGAACAAGCAGCTGCGACTACCGATCCAAATGCTATTCCAAAATCTATTGAAGAATTAGCAGATTCTGCAGATGTAAAACAATCTCCGGTATATAATGACGTAATTGGACGATTAATTGAATTAGCTAAAAAAGATAAACCATTAGCACGAAGATCTTTACAATATTGGCGTGGTGTAACTGATGCCAGTAATCAAAATTTTATTAAAAATACAGATGTTATTATTAATACATTTGATATTGTTAAACGTAAATTTGATGAATCTGGATTTCGCGGAAAAAATATTTCAGTAAGCGTAAATTACGCTAAATTGGAACCTGTATTTCAACAACTAGTCGATCTATTAAAAACGAATAAATCAAAAAATGTATACGTAGATGTTGAAAAACAACTTCCTTCGTTACTTAATCTATGTAGGCAAATTAGTAGAAATGATAGATATAAATTTGTCGGCGGAAACGATCCACAAAATCCATTTACTTTAATAATTCTTCCAGGTAATATTCAAGAAATGCAAAAATTTATTTCTAATTTTTCTGCACAAGTAAAAGATAAAACCGGAAAAACAACAGAAAAAATTGCAAAAGTTGCAATTGCATCAATCACCGATGCAGATAAAATTGATTTATTAAAAGCAGCTCAAATACAATTAGAAAAAAGAAAAGAAGATAAAAAACTTAGTCTAGGAATAAAAGGAGTAGATAAAATTATAATTGCACCTGCAACAGAATTTAGTACCGTAATTCGTACAGAAAAGGAAGCTGATGCTAAGAATCCTATTATTCAAGCAGTAACATATCCAGATATATCAAAAGGTAATACTACCGAATCTCAAAATTTCTTTGGTGATAATCAATCTCAACTCACCGCAGAACAAAAATCAAAAATTGCCGAAACGTTACAAATAGCCGTTAATGCATTAAAATCTGAAGGAGTAACTTTGACAGAAATACAATATAATGCCGGTGCTAGTACTAGTAAAGTATATACAAGATATACTGGGCCGGGGACATTAGCTAAAGTATCTTCTGCTGCAAATAATGAAATACTAGTTAAAGATCGTATAGCTTCAATTGAAACGGCATTACGAGAAGCTATAGATACAAATCCAGATACTAAAGCTTTACAAATAGTAAAACAACAATCAGATGCAAAACCAAATCAAGGTGCCGAATATGGTAAGGATGCTAATGGAGCTTTTGGACCAAATGGAATACGATGGAAATTTGATGCCGAGGGAAAATTAGATCCATCACAAAAAGCCGAATACGAAAAAATATATGCTCCATATAGATCTAATTTTGGAGCATTTGTATTAGTAGGAATGCCAAAACCACCAGAAGAACCGGAAGCAGAATATTCTGGTCAAGGCAAATGGAGAATTAGTTTAATTTGGAATCGTATAGAAATACCACCACCACCACAGGGAGGAGGCAGAGTTGTATTATATCCAATGAGTACTAAAAAACCAGTACCATGTCCAATATTTTAAATAGTATAAATGGGATAGATTGATTCTATCCCATTTTTTTATTAAAAAAATCTTACAACACTTCTAAAAGTACGACCCCACTCTTTTCCCGATATCGGACCATAAGCATTACCTACTGCGGCAACGCTATTTACAGGATTTAATATACAAGATCTATGTCCTGGAGAATTCATCCATATGCTTACTAAATCTTTTGCTAAATAAACATAAATACCTTCTGTTTTTTTGTAATCACCTGTAGAAATAGTAGTTGCAATGCAAATTTCACTGTAATACGGATCTTTACTATGTCCTAGAATACCTTCTCGAATAAGTGAATCTCCAAATTTTGAAGCTTTGTTACATTCTTGCAAAGATGCAATAGTTAATTTAGATAAATGATGTTGTTGTCGTTGTGAGTTAATCTCAGTTAAAATTGCCAATCTTAATTTTTGCTCATCTATTTTGTTTTGTGAAAGAAATACACTGTCATTCCTCAATCCTTCATACCAAAGATCAATTTGTCGTTGTTTATGATCGGTTTGTGCAATAATAATGTTAGACACTGTGATTGCTACAATAAAAAATAACTTTTTCATAACGGTAAAATTTAAATGAATACTCTCTTATTATACTATAAATATAAGAAAAAAAATCCGTACGTCCTAATATCATATAAACTTTTTTTACGGATATTTATTAATATGAAACATGTAAAAAAAATAAATTTATCGGATATAATTTTAGAAGAGTCTATCCGTGTTTCATTATCAGAACAACCCAAATCAACAATAAAATCAAAGCCGTTATCTGCACAAGAAAAATCAGCAACAGTAACACCTTGGAATGCTGCAAAAATTGCACAATTAATTTATGATTCTAAAGGATATGTTTTGGATGATGAAGAATTTGCTAAAAAAGTAATTGAACGTAACATACACGATTTGCAACAATACCAAAAAGTACGTGCTGAATTACAAAAATTAACCGGTGGTGCGGGAATTGCTGCGTATCTTAGATCTTTTATGCCGTTAAACGATCGATTAGATGTAGCAGATCATTTAATGACCGGCGTTATCCCACAATCTCAATGGGATACTATCATAACACAATTGGTACCATGGGAAGATTTAAGATATGTTCAAACAGATCCATATAAAACATCTGCAGCAGATAAACGTTTTGGTGATTATGCCGGTACTGGTAGAATGACACAAACTGCTTTAGATATTGCATATAAATTATATCCGGAACAATGGAAAACTAGAGATGAAGAAAATTGGAAAGAGTTCCGGCATGAAATGTTATTTACAAGTTCAGTAGTAACTTCAATTATTCCCATAATTGGTCCGTTTTTATCTGGTGGTTTAGGTTTATTGGATGCTAAATATCTTTGGGAGGAAGGACAATATTATGAAGCTGGTTTAATAGCTACATTAACATTACTACCTGGCATAGGTCGTTTAGCTGCTAAAGCCGGTGTTGCAATAAAACCGTTTATAAAAAATATTGTAACGAAACTTGCAAATAAACAAGCTGTACATACACTTACGAAAGTAGAAAGAGAGGCATTGATACAAGTAGCAATGCGAAAAGATGCTATTAAATCAAAACTTATGGATATGACTGCTAAAGGTATTGAATCTGGAAAACTTAATCCATATTCCTTAAAGGGAGTCGATTGGATAACAAAAGGCACAAAAAAAGGTACTTGGTTTGTTGGTTCTCAAGTAGTTGTTCCGACAATAGCGTATGATTATGCATTTACATCTGATTATGTTCAGAATAAATTCAAACAACGTCAAGCTGAATTAGCATCTCAACAAATCGATCAATATATTCAACAAGCAAGAAAAAATCTTGCACGAGGAAAATAATATGAATTCAAAAAAATATCACAAATCTGCAATCAATGAAATACAACCGCCAGCTGATTCGGGATCTGGAATTGGACTCGATACTATAACATGGACAGCAATTATTGGTTCAGTATTAGTAGCAATTGCTGCAAAATTAAAAATTCCATTTTTAGCATATATGGGTGGTAAACGTATTAGCAAACTTATAAGCAAGTGGACATTAAAATCTAAAAAAGGTCATATCCGTGCGATAAAAGAATTATTAGATAATCCATCAAAATTAAAACAAGCTGGACTAACTGATGATGAAATTGCTAAATATGAAGCAATGTTAGTTAGAAATCCCGGTGTCAAAGAATTGATGACTGCTGAATTAATTAAATCTACATTTGAACAATTACGTTCAGGAAAACTTACATTAGATGATGCATATGATATTTTAAAAAAATATGATAAAGATTCTGATTTATGGAATGATTTAAAAGCTGCATATCCAAATGCTAAACGTAGAACAAAAACTAGTACTGGTGTTAAAATTACACAACAACGAATTAATTATAATGCGTTGCCGAGTATAACATTAAGAAATTCAATATTATCTGATCGTGATTTTATAACATTAGCAACAAAAAAATTAATAAGTCCTAGATGGTCATCATCTTATGGATTAAGCAGAGATTGGACTAGACAATTTTCTTTATTAGTTAAAAAAATTGACAACTTAACAAAAAAAGATAAAGATAAAGGTTTTGATTATTTATATAAATTACGTAGTGGTAAAAAATGGGGCGGACGTTCTATAGGATTTATATCACCTGAGGTTAGAAATGCAATTGATGATTTTTATGCATTACGTAATTTAGGAAATATTGAATTTCGAAATACTACTAAACTTTATAATAGAAAAGATCAACCATTATCATTGAAATACTGGAGAGATGATTTATATGCACAACTTAAAGAAGCAGGACGTAGTAGTTGGTGGTTAAATAAATCTGAACCGCAAAGGCAACGATTATCCAAATTGATCTTCAGCATGTTAGAAAAATAAATTTAACGTTTAACAAATCCATTTAAAAAGTTACGTTGTTTTTCAATAGCCGAGTCTAACTCTGAGTTTCTAACAACTTTTCGTTTCGTTGTATTATTTCTGCCAGTTCCAGAAGTGCTAGGTGAAACAACATCTGATTTGGTAGATCGCTTTTTTCTAGTTTTTCTAGTTTTAGAATCGTCGTTTGCATCATCTCCTCCGCCATTCGAATTGCATATTGAGCTTTCATCTTTTGACCCTGCGGAGTTGATAGAAACTGTTGTAGCTCTTCGGTGTTTTGGGGTATTTTGAATGCGTTTGATGAGCTCGGCATCTCCCAATGACTTCGTTTCTTCGAAGAAGATATATCCTGTGTTATAGTTCGTCTTTTGCCCCTGAATTTGGATGCCGCACGGATACTTAATTCCACTGCATGATTCCACATTGTATTGAACGCCCCAAGTATTTTTTTTAATACGTATAACATAACCATATTGTTTTTGTCCTAGCCAAGAAAAGAAAACCGCATCTCCTATTCGGAATTGCGGCTTATCAAATTTAGCTTGTAATTTGTCTGAAATTTTTTGTTTTTTTGCCATTACACGTTAATTAGTGCATATACTGGATATTTGATCTACTATCTTAAATATTCGTAAGTATCTAGTAACTTTGTCTTTACGAAACATTTTTTCCATGTTACGATCTCTGCAGAGAATATATCCAGATTCTATAAATTTATTAGATACAAACCGTAAAGCACGAAGACTATTGGATTCCAACATAATAGATTCATCATCAATCATTACATCAACACGTTCTTGATCTGGTTGTGTATTTTGATTAAGGCTTTCTACATGAAGTTGCATCTCTTCATTTCTTTTTGCTTCGTTAAGCAAAGTATCCTTAACGGATTGAAAGAACTTAGATAAATCTATATTTCCAATACCTTTTTGATGTTCAACTTCATAAATATCAAATAAATAATGCAATCTATCCGCATCTTCTAACATCTTGAAATACTGCCATTCTGCATAGTTTATATTGATGTGTGAGAATATTGTTTTCATGATTCTACCCTTTCAATATTAAACAATTCAACAACTTGATGTTTAAGTAATCGTTTAAGTTGTGCTATAATTTCTATAGCTTCATCTAAACATGTAGCATATATCGTACCAACAATTTCCGCAGAAGAATCAGCTCGATATGAAAACTTATACTTATACACCGCTTTGTTTATTATAAATATAAACCAAGCTCATAAGCACGAACCGAAGATATCAATGCTTCATTTAAAGTTTCTGCTAATTTTCTTAATTCATGACGTTGCAAAGTAAATGTTTGCGATTTGATTCGAACATCATATGTATCAGATTTAGTACCAGATACATAAGCTTCATCCATTGCAGTCTGCACAAATTTTGAATAATTGATAAGATCTTTATATGTTAATTGAAGTTTTTGATTGTAAATGCAAAGTTCACCAATATTGGTATTCATTGGATCTGTTTTAAATATTTCTTCTGAAATTTTTTCAGCAAATACGAAATCTAAATTTGTCCATACATTGCCATAACGTTTTTGATATTTTTCCGAAATAGCCCATGGGGTGTTAATACTACGTGTCATTTTTATTGAATTTTATAAATTGTTACTGTGTATACGTCGTTTGAATAATTATGTCGAACATTGACATAACGATATTTTTCTATTAGCATGTCCATAACTAAACCTGGATGAACATAAAAGAATCCATCATGAATCTTATTATTGATTGGAGATAATAAATTGAATGAAACTGCTTGATTTGCTAAATTATACATTTTATCAATATCTTCAAACATTTTCATGAGATCAGCATCTTCAGAATCACATTTTCTTTGTGTAAAATATCCAGATGCTACAACCCAATCATGATTATTTAGTTTTGCATTCTCAAACGAGTTAGGCTGTATGTCTAAATTGTACTTTTGCTTAGCTAAATCAGTCATAATTGGATTATGATCAATTCCGTTATATCCAAATAAGGCATTAGGATACATTTCTCGTATAAAACCATATAAATCGCATCGTCCGCAACCAATATCCAAAATATTGCTATTATTCGGATCAAATCCGATAATTAAATTTTGAAATAAATACTGTTGTTCTGCAGTTGTATTATATCCTACAACTTGAGGACTATTTAACATGTAATCTGGATCAGTATCTGCTTTTAGATTATCTCTACGAACATGTTCTGGATCGTTTCCGTAAAGTAAACGTTGAATTTTTTCTTGTAACTGATTTAACATGATAAAATTTTTATGCTCTTACAATTGGTAATTGATCTGCATCTGCTAATTCATTGTAATTCATTGTAGGAACTACAATTTTTGTATCACAAAGACGTTCGGTTAATTCTTTGTTGATATATGTTTTTTTAGATTTAGCTGTGTTGACCATTGTCATAGCCGTACGATTCTCAAACAAGATATCATACATAGTTGCTTTATTAACAATGAATTTATCTAGAATAATTGCTACACGATTTGCATCTTCTTGAGTAACAATGACAGGTTGTCCTATTTTATATGACATTATTCTAAAATTTTAATGATTTTACTTGCGTTAACTGCCTTAACTTCAAAATCAAAATTGTAACCTTGAAAATCTTTAACAACTTTAGCTTCAGCTTCTGTAACAGATAAAGCTTCTACCAAATAAGTTTCAGTAATTCGTTTTTCTTTTGGTCCTTTTGGCGTATCAACTACATCGATAAGTTGTACTTTTGCTGTGTAATAACTCATTTTTGTTTAAATTTAAATTAATATAACTTTATTCAAATAATATAGAAAAAAAATGATAAAACCTAAAGTTTTTCCATGTATTTTTGCAATCTTTTCTGTGATTTATAAAATTCATATGATTGCTGTATTTGTCTAGGTGTCAATTTTAATTTGTTTTGCAACATATTTAATATATCACCTATTATACGTTCCTTATCATCATTTGTTAATATATCAGTTTGTATCATTTTTATGATACGATCTAGGTAGTTAACAAATTGTTTAGGTAGTTTATCAATCATTTTGTATTTTATATCTGACACTCCGATATTTTTTGATTTTTTCTCGGTATCTTTATCAGCTTTTTTGTTTTTTTCAGCTGATGATTTGATATTTTTTGTTTTTTGAACAGGGTCTTTCAGAATTGCTTTAGTAATTTTTGCTGCTTCAACTAAAATATCACCATATCGAACTACCCAAGCAACTTCTGGTGCACCTGCAGGTGGCTCTGTTGGTGCAACACCAGCGCCTCCTCCTGCGCTAGCTTCACCTTTTTCAACTTTTTCTTTATCTTCAGCACCTAATCCTTTTACATCATCTAAAGATAATTGTAATTCTATAGTATAATCGTTATTACGACCCCAACCTGTATAAGGAACAATGCGTATTGCATTTTTTCTAAGTAAACTTAATAGGATATTTGGTGTGATATTTAAATCTTTACCGCTTCTACCTATAAATTCTCGTACACCGATATCAGATAAAGAATAAATGATACCAATTTGTTGTGTTCCATATGCATCAAACTTACCAAGAAATTTTTCTTCTGCTGGAGTAAATAGCGAATTTGCGGATGTTGATGGTGCGTTATCCGTTTCTTGAGGAGGAGCTTCCGTTAATATTGCTTTTAACGTAGATTCGACAATCTGATGCACTGAACGTATCATTATTTTTCTGCTTTAGTTTCTGCTAATTGCGTTGAACGATATTTTGTTGCTAACTTTTTTAATTCGTTAATTGATTTTCTTGCAACCGTAGCTGCTTTTTTTACGCCTTTTGCTTGAAAACGATCATGATTTTCTTTAAACGTTAACCAATGCGATTCCATTACTTCATAGATTTCTTGTGATGTCATATTAACCTTTTTTTTTTATTTATTATAAATATATAACTTACTTGAAACGATCCATTAATACGTCGAGATTGGTATCCATTAATATTAATTCTTCGTAATCACTTAGTTCCAAAATAATTTGTTTATTTTTATTTTCATATATTCTGACAATACGATTCATATTGATAAATTGACGAGAAATATCACCGTTACTTAATTTAACATTTATCATTATGAATGTTGGTTGATTCATTAATCTCCACCGTAATATTTTCTGCCAGCTTCTTTATCCATCTGTATCATAGCGCCAATTCCGGAACCACCAACATCTTTAGATCTATACGGTGGATCTGGTTTGAAATCATCCATATTAGGTTGAATTCCTTGTTCAACCACTTTAGTTAGAACTTTATATGTATACCATCTAGATGGATTGCCTGTTCTTAATATATCAATAACATGATCTGGAGCATGATTAACATCACCAGTATATAATGGCTGATATCGATCTAGTTTATTCATATCTATATTTTGTTCGATAAACTTTGCTACTTTCCATTTAGCATAATTTGTGGGTAATGTATATTTTGAAATATCAATGCGATTAGTAATAGAATCTGGAATTTTCATCCAATCTGTTTCTACATACTCATCCGCAAAATCTGACCCCATATTGGCATCCGCTGATAATAAAAGTACACGACGCCATTCTTCTGGCATCTGAGACCATTCATTAGATTCATTATATTCTCGCAAAATACGTTTAGTTCGTTGAATTTCTTCTCGAAGAATTTGTACGTGACTCGGATTTTTAAAATCAAAAATTTTCATGATTACTTTAAATTTTCTAGTTTATATACGGTAGTGTAAATTAAATCTTTAACAGCATCTAATTGATTTAAAATAAATGTGTCTTTTGGATCTAGTTTATCATATGTTCTTTCTACATACAATGCTAAGGCCTTAAAATATTTAAGAGTTGTTGCGGCATCATATGAATCAAATCGTTCTGCCGGAACATATCCTGTTAATATTCCATGTTTTCCTTGATATGATTCTACTAATGCATCTACTAATCCAGGAATAGCATCATAATATGCATTTAATGCCATATGTGCAGCAAACGAACCTTCTCCAGTTGTCTGCCAATGAAAGATATGCGCCTGATCTCGAGATGCTAATAGAGTAGAAATTAATTTTTCAAACATTTATTTTCCTTGTGCTACATAAGGTTTAACGTAATTAGTCGCATTTTTGCTATGACTTGTTTTTGTCTTTGCATGAATGCCCGGACGTTTTACCTTTGGTTTTTTAATATGTACTTTTACACTATTTCCTTTTACTTTCTTTACTGCTGCTGACATATTGCCCCTTGTATGTTAATATTTCATATAAACCGCAAAACCCAGCAATAACCATAAAGGTACAACCGATAATAAAAGCAAATAACTTATTCATATTAATAAATATTAAACAATAAAAAAACCTGATGTTTTCACACCAGGTCTTAACTATATTCGCCTAAGGTAGCAGACGCTCTTTATTTCTTGAATGTTTCTTTTAAGATATAATCATTACCTTTAAGATTGCGAAGAATTCTTTGTTCTAACGGAATTTCACGCATTTCTTGCAATCCGCCTTTTTTAATTAAAGTAGATTCATTTTTTTCTTCTTTATCAGACTCTTTAGCTTCTTTATCTTTAAAAGCTTGTTTCATTGATTCCGTTTCATCACGATCTCCATCAGCATCAATATAATCCGGTTTCGCAGCTTCATCAACTTCTTCTTCGTCCATATCCGGCATATTTAATTCTGCTTCCTCACGTAGTTTGGCTTCATATGCTGCAGTAGTATCAGCAATAGTAGGTAAAGACCCATCTGCCTTACGTTCCCAAGCAAAGCCCTCTTTAAGTATGTTTTTTAATTTTATCACGATGATTCCTTTTAATATAAATATAAGAAGTTATGAAAAGGTATTAGTACGTTGTAAACGATGATTTTAATGCATTAGTGCGTCCTCCCGGTTTCACCGAGGACCGCACATGCATGTAATTATCAGATTAATACTTGTCAAATCTTTTCCAATTGGGATCTTTTTCACCCCATTCAGCCGCATCGGAATAATGGTCTAATCTACTAAGAAATTTTCCGGATACATCTCGGATCCATTGTGCGGCTTGATTGGGAGTTATGTGTAGATGTGGTTTTTTTATATAATTTACAGCGTCTATTATTTTATCTAAGAATTTTTCCCTAATCTTGGCGTTAGCGTCTGCGCGCGCTTGATCTTCCGGAGAAAGTTTTATAGTTGGATACACAGGTGGTCCGCTCGTACGTGTTGTCGCTGCAGCCGGTGTGGCCGAGTTAGATGGTGCCGTTGTTGTAGTCGAAGCAGGTGTTGCCGTCGCAGGTTGTTCTGTTAAATTCTTGGTGTTGTAGCGACGCATATTTTCCGCAAGAATGTCTTTTAGTTTGTCCATTACATGTTCCTTTATTAATATATATTACTCATCTTCAATACCAGTAGAATCCGCCGTGCTTTTACGCACTATAAACAGTTTTCCGTTGGTATCTAATACAGTGTATCCAGCTGTCTCTAAACGTGTTTTATTCGCAGCCAATAAGCTTCGATAGATGCGAGTCTTTTGCAAGTCTTTTTCCGTGGATGTGGTGTCCGATCCCGTAACGTCTATTGCCTCAGGTCGCCATTGGGCCACAAAGTCCAACAAGGCTTCCGCCACAGTACTCATTAGACGCAGGTAATTCACGCGTCCCACAGCCGCACTACGTGAATGTGCTACCGTAAAACCGCGTCCATCCGTGCTCGGGGTAACCATGGCAAATCCCCATTCATCATAGCCTTGTGGCGTCATGTTCAACTCAATCTCAACGCCGTCAGCATCAAACGTTGATTGCAATGAATCGCCCCATTCTTCCCATGGGAATTGTGTGGCATATGGAGTAGCGCCGCCTAGAGAGATTTCCGTGAGTAGTGATTTTAATCGTATCATATACAAATAAATATTGTTTCCGCATAAATGCTGGAAACGAGACGGCCGGTACTTTACTCGAGCTCGAGTAATTGATAGGGTGATAGATGCGATTATATTATATAGGGAGGATCTTGGGATCTTGGTTGGCTATATGCACCGCATATCCTAATAAAGAGCACCTATATAGCAAAAATCTTACCCGTGCTAGAAAAACATATATAACCTCCCTCATCAATCAGGGGGTCGTTACCCCCTTAACGAAACCCTCCCCCACCCCCCCTAAACAAGGGGGTCTATAGGGGTCAAATAAGGGGGGCTATAGGGGTAGTTGTATAGGGGGGCTACCCACCCCCCATCGAACCCCATCGGTCTATAATCTATATTGCATTCTGCTTATGCCAACTCACATAGTATTGCAAATGCTTCTCGGCTGTCTGGCAATGTGAAGTCTGCTTCTATACCTAACTGCCTCAGGAGGCCGTCAATGGCACACCAGCGGCTTCTTGCTGACTGATGCAGTGGAGACTCTTTGCCATAATCTCTTTGCGACTTCTTGCACTCTAGGAATGCTGCTGCTTCTACGGCTTGGATGGTTGCGATCATTTCTTTCTTTGTCATACTCTCTCTTTTTATATTGGTTACTTGATTACTTTGGTTTGCTGGGTTAATTAGTCTAACTTGCTATCTGCATAAGCCGCAATCATAATTGCTGAGATAAGTGTCGTTATAGCTCCTACCGGTACTACTAGGAATGCTACTAGGATGCTTATTGACTTAAGTGCTAAGAATGCTACTGCCGTTGCTGTGGTTAATGTTAACACTGTAACTGCGATTGCTAATAATGCTGCGATAACTTTAATTGAATTTTTCATATCTCTATCTTTTTAATTATAAAATAAAGATACCGATAATATCAATGCGAGTCAACCTTTTTGCAAACTTTTTTCGAACTTTTTTTGACGTGCTTTTATATAGTCCACCAGGGCCGACATTTTAGCGTCAACCCCAGTTTCCTATTTGAGAGATATGATTTCTATTCTACCGAGATGATTTGTTCTGCTACCATCTCCTCAGGATTGTCAAAGCCCATTGCACATATCCTTGCTGCTTTGATGAAGCTTCTGAGATTAACTTCAATGCCGGCATACTTTGCATCCAGGCTCTTCATAATCTCCAATGCCTGCTGCTTCGCTGCCAAAGGAATGCTACGCTCCATGCTCTCCATCAATTGCTCCATGCGCTGGAACATTTGGGTGGTGTTCATTGAGATGTCTGCTACAAAGCTACGGCTTCGGATTGCTTCATCTAATCGGCTTTGACTGATGTTGCTAATGAATATGATGCGACCTGTAAACTCAAAGTGAGCTGGTACCGGGTTGCCCCACTCGTCTTTAAGAGGCTTGCTTGAGATATAAGATATCTTGCGTGTGTCATAGCTATCCAGAGCCGCTTTGAGGATGTTCACTGCATCATCGTCTTTGAATACAGAGTCACAGTCATCCAACACAACTATCTTGTCGGAGTTCTGATATAGCGTGATAAACAATCCGGCTGCGGTAGCACGACCTTTAAAGTGAACAAAGTCTGAGGACTCCTTCAAGCCCATTTGTCTGAGCGTGTCTTTTACTAGGTGAGTCTTGCCGACACCTGCCATACCGGTAAGCACTAAGCTAGGTTGAATGCCTCGCCCTACCATTTTAGTCAGACGCTCCAAGTTAGAAAACATCACAGCTGGGTCACGCTTCTCAATCACATTGAGGAAAGACATCTTAGCGGGTGCTGTAGCCTTTGTGGACTTAGGTGCATCAATTCTTGTAACACGACCGTTGGGTGCTACTAACAATTGCTGCTGATTCTTCTCAGCATTCAATAGCTGGATGTGTCGGATTGAATCCTTAGGAGCAAACTCTCCTGTTGCTACACACTTTGCCATTAACTTGCCTTTTACTCTTACTGCTTCAAATACTCTCATCATATCTCTTATTTTTTTAATTTATATAAATTTAATGAATTTATCAATGCGATCCTAATCTTTTGCAAACTTTTTTTAAACTTTTTTATAGGCCGGAAAACTCCCCGTCGACGAACAATAAAGCTTCTCCCGGCTCTAATCCAGCAACTGCGAGGTTGAGGTATCCGTCATTAGGATCCGAGATGTTGTCCATATCGAGGATAGCAAAGTCGACTCCTTGCTGTTCCAATATTGTTATAAACCCTTTTGCCCGGAAGGCTTCTGCTGTTGCGATGATGTCTTGTCTTGTCATATCTCTGATTGTTTCTCACGTCCTTAAGGGCCGACATTTCTGCCGACCCTGGACTATGTTGAGAGATATGTTTACTCTGCTAGTGTCGCCTCATAGGCTGTGTCATGCGGATTGTCTCCTCGCTCCAACTCTACTACATCTGTCAAGATGCCTTCTTCCGCTGCTTCTTGTTGAGCCTGAATGAATCCATCTTCTTCCTCAACAACAAACTCATCAAGTGCACTCGTCACATGCTCCATAATAGCTCTAGTGTCAACATCAACTCTGTCTAGGCGGATTGTGTTATTGTAATCCAATTCAAATTCGGCGCTGGCGGTGTCAACAAAATCATCAGAGTTGTAATCTAAGCATCGCTCAATTTTATCTGCAATTTCCTCTGCCAACTCTTGCGTTATGCCCAACTTCGTTTCGACAACAATTTCAGGCTCCAATTGCTGGATAAGTGCAATTACATTGTCGATTGATACTACTGAGGTTAGCGCCTTTACTCCCTCTAACTGTGCAATTAAATTTTCTTTTTTCATCTCTCTTATTTTTTAATTATACTATAAATTTAATAAATTAATCAATGCGTGTCAAGCATTTTGCAAACTTTTTTTAAACTTTTTTTATCCGAAGAATCCTCCGGCGGATAGGATCCAAATGAAGATTGCTGCATCTATCAACTTATAGAAGATGTTGTGTTCTCCGCTTTTAGGGCGTCCATGGAAGTGTGCTGTGATCAACAATTGAAGTCCTATTAGAACTAGTAAAATGATTTGTGGTGCTCCCATCGTGTTAATTAATTAAGGTTAATACTGTTATTGATTGCTTCGCGGCTCAAATCCATCGCCGTAGTCTTGCTTGTCTTTGCCTCAGCAAACTTTGCCAATACCGCAGCCATCTCCATTACTTCTCCGCGGGATACGGCTTTCATCAACATCGGTATGATTAGGCTCAATGCTGCGAAATCTTCGTCTCCGGTTATGATTGCTAGGTTCAATGCACTCTCTGCGGATTCATTCATTTGAGCTCCTAGCTCCTGGATCATTCTTCTTAGTTCTTCCATCTCTCTCTTTTTTAGTTATTAATTTAATGATACTGTGTTAACAAACAATACACCGGCTAAATGCTGCTGTAAACGCTTTCTTTCGATTTGCTCTACCTGGAGCTTTGCTGTGAGTCTTTTAAATGGCTTTTTCATATCTCTTAATTTTATAATATAAAGATAAGGATAATATCAATGCGTGTCAAGCATTTTCCGGAAAAAGTTTCAGAAAAGTTACAGGTATTGTTCTAGCAATTGGATTCCTGGTAGTTTAGCCAATGCCAACTCGGCACCACGTACCAGCTGTCTTGCGCGCTCATTGGTTACTCCCATCTCCTCAGCAATCTGATCCATGCACTGTGGATACTCCCTGCCAATGCCATAAAAGCGTGTAATAGCTTCGGCCTGCTTCGGCTTGAGTTGGTTCAATGCTCTTTGTAGGTCATACTGGAGATCTGCTGTGTCACGTGCTGATTTGGTGCTGTCTGCTGCCAAATAACGATCCGCATAGGTTTCTTTGTTCTCGTCATCACCTACCGGAGCATGGATGCTTTTAACGTATTGCTCTTCGGTTGCTGTCTTGTGGCTAGGGATCCTAACAACTCTGGAAAGGTCATTCAATGCCTTTTGCAACTCAGCACGGATATACCATACCGCAAAGGTAATGAACTTGACACCTTTATCCGGATTGAAACGCTCTGCGGCTTCGAACAATCCAATATTACCAAAGGCAATAAGATCCTCCAAAGGCAATCCCATTCCCTGATACTGCTTGGCTACTTGCACCACAAAGCGAAGGTTGGCTTCTACCAAAGCATTAACAGCCTTTCGGTCTCCTGCTGCCGCTGCCGCAGCTACTGCCTTCTCTTGTTCTCGGGTGAATGCGGCAGGCTTCTTAATCTCCTGCATATAGCGTAATGTGCTTGCTACATCTGTTACTATTGCTCCTGTGCTTACGTGAATCTTCTTTCTCATCTTATTTTTGTAACTCGTTAACTGATTGGACAATTATTTTAACGCAACTGGCGATCATCAATACTAGGACCGCCATTGCCAATGTGCATGCTACTACTTTCATCTTCCTGTGGTTAAGAATAAAAATGATACTCTTACCGGCTCTGCCTGCTTAGCTCGGTACTCTGCATTCTTGCGTCCCTGCGCTAATGCCTGGTCTACCGTTTTGGTATTCCCTCCTGTCTTTGCATCTCGGGTGAACTGACCCAATACTGCTGCTTGTCTTTCGAATCCTGAATTTTTTGCTTTCTTTGCCATATCTCTTATTTTTTTATATACTTAAATTTAATGAATTAATCAATGCGTGTCAACCTTTTTCCAAGAAAAGTTTAAACTTTTTTTATGGAACGTCCTCCGTGTCATATAAATCTAGTTCCGGTGGAACACCTTCATCTTCCCGGGTAATGCAATCTACATATCCTTTGCCTTCAGCTACCATTAACCATGCCTCTTCTTCAGTCTCAGCTTCGACTTCATAACTCTGAATCAACGTTGCCGGGATCCTTTCTTCAAACTTAAACTTCTTCATATCCTACTTATTAAATGGTTGTACAACTCCGCACTTTAAAAGTGCCTCAATCAAATCCGGGCGAGGCACAAAGCCATTAGGCATAAATTGATCCAGGTAAGTGTCTGTGCATGGCTCTGTTGCATCAAATTCCTCATTGAACTCAGCTTCCAAAAGTCCTTCCAAAAACATGGCAATGTCTGCTGCCATTAAGATGTCAACTTTAAATTCTCTTTCTCTCATTTTTCTCTCTTTTTAAATTAATACTTAAATATAAGGAATAAATCAATGCGATCCTAATCTTTTAGCAACTTTTTTCAGACTTTTTATCTAAAGCGTCTAACTCATCAACTTTGCGATCCAATGCTGCTGCATACTTACGATCCGCTTCCTCATTCGGAATGAATCCAATATTGTAATCTGAGTTTGGATTGATAATGTAACGGCCACCCCGGTCTGCTTGTACAACAACATGCTGAGGATCAAATATCTCAATCATTGATCCAAATTCTACCTTCTTTGTAATTGTGTTTGTGAATTTTACTCTCATATCTCTCTTTTTAAATTAATACTTAAATATAATGATTATTTCAATGCGATCCTAGCATTTAGGCAACTTTTTTTACAACAAAAGAATATTTGTAATAGTTACGTTCCCCCGGCGTTAAATGTGCCCGGCGACTTTTAGCATAAGCTTTTGCTTCTTCGTGATTTGCAAATTCTTTAACTACCCGGCCGGATTCTCCTATTCGGCCTCCTTTTTGAATTACTTGTGTCATTTTTCTCTCTTTTTAAATTAATACTTAAATATACCGATTATTTCAATGCGATCCTAATTTTTAGGCAACTTTTTTTCTAAATTTTTTCTCTTTGCTTTTAGTCGCTTTATTTCTAACCGGCGGAGATATGGTCCGTGATTATACGTGCTACCCGCCCAAGCCATTGTCCAAACTGTCTTGTCAGTTTTCAAAAACTCAATGCGGTTGTCAATTTTTACAATCAGATTCTGGATTTCTTGCTGTGTCATATATCTCAATTTACCAATTATACCATCTAAAACTTTCACTGCCACATTTGCATTTAAATGCTCTTGCCCATTTGCCTAAACTAAAATTATAAACTCGCTGGGTTACTTTGCCGCAATTATAACATTGGCACTTTTTGATTTCGGT